ATTGTTCATATCCATTCTTCGTTGGTGTTACCTTATATCCATCTGGGGACCGTGTACAGATATTACTGGGTGTAGTATCACTATTTGAGTATTTACCTTCGCCACACGGGATACATCCTGTTTGACCTTGATTGGGTTCCAAACCATCCTCACATACTGAACAATCCCCGTTAGAGTCTTTATATTTATTAAAATCGCATTGTCTACATTCTCTATCAGTTGACCTATTTCTTTCAGGGTTTACTTCATATTCATTGTTAGCACATATAGTTGTCATCGAACATACACGATCACTTGTAGACGTAGGAGCAACTGTTTCATAAGTCTCATCTATAGGAGGAGTATACATACAACCGTCGATATTTTCACATTCTATTTTATTATCCAATTCGATATTGTTGTATAATCTGATATCACATTCACTTTCACTATTACTTTCATTAGAAGGGTTAATTGGTGTACATTTCCCGCTAGTATTACAAGTAGTATTTTCAATACATTGATTATTAGATACGTGTACATCTCTTGCAATATTTAATAATTCCTGTAATCTACGATCATCTGGGGTTTCCTCCACCAGTCCTGAAAGATTATTAATATTTTGACCATTACATAAGGTACATAATCCAGTATCAGAATATGATAGACTTCTTGTATAACCGGGATTACACGTTACACAATCATTCTGAGATTCATTAGGTTCTTTACCATCTGGACAATAACTACATTCATAATCTGTACTACGATTTGAGTACTTACCGGCTTCACACATTTCACATTCATTTCTTTCTTGTGTTGGATGTTTACCTTCAGTACAGCGACTACATATATAATTTGTATTACTATTAGAATATTTTCCCGGATCACAAAGTACACATTCATTTTGTTCATCATTTGGTTGTTGAGAATCTTGGCAGTTTGAACAATATCTATCAGTGAATTCATCTCTATTTGGATTTGTTTCAATTTCATTAAAATTACATTGTGTAAGTGGTTTACAGATACGGTCAGTCCCTTTATCACGTCCAGGATTTATCTCATATTCGGTATTATTATCGCAAATGGTTAATGGATTACAAGTATTATTCTTTGAATATTCATCATTATTACATGGTTTACATAATCCATCATCTGTATCTGAGTTTCTATTTCTTATTTGTCCAAATGGACAGGGTACACAAGAATTCTTTTCATAATTTGGTTGACTACCACTATCACAGAAACTACACTGATTTGTCGTTAGATTTGAGTACTTTCCTTCAATACATCCAACACAGTCTGTTTTTTGAGCGGATGGTTCAGTACCTTCGTGACATTTAGTACATTTAAAATCAGTTGTACCATTTGAATAAGTCCCTGGTGAAAGGGAACATTCATCACATCCTGTTTTATCGGAATTTATTTCTTGTCCACTAGTACAAGATATACAAGTATTTGAATCATATTTATATTCATTTGGAGAACATAATCTACACGAAGAATTATTTTGTTCGCCCGAACCACTGGAACCACCCTCTAATACTAATATTTGATTATCTCCACTACACGCATCTAACTCAACACATCTATCAGAATTAATTTTGTAATTAAAATGTTCCTCACCTTGTTGATAATAATAACCCGTATTACATTTAGTTTCCCCTATAATCGTACTTCCATAACGGGTAGCACAGGTTATCGTAGCATTTGGGTTCATATTATCAATGGATGGACATACTTCACAGTCACCATTTTCATTAATAAACTTTGAACTATCGCAAATACAAGTATCAGGCGTTTCCTCTGAAACTGCTGTGATGAAGCGGAAACCTACTTTACAATTGTTCTCCGCTCCTCCTGACTGAATTATACGACTATTAGTTAAGTTTGTACAAGTGACACTTCTATCGGAGTGTTCTATCGGTATACAAGTACTGCATTCCTCAATACTATGGTTGACACTATCAATAAATTTCCCAGCTTCACAAGCAACACATTGTGATTGTTTAGTACTGTCTCCCGGTATATATTTCATGTTTGGTTGACAAAGATTGACCATTACTGAATCTTCTTGGCATGTGGTACGCATATGTCCTCCAGAATCTTCCTCCTCTCTCGTTAGAGTTAAAAATTCACCTCTCTCACAAGGGATACAAGCAGAGTCTTCACTTCGTTCATTTTCTACATATCTCTCACCAGCATCGCATTTATCATTTGCTTTACACGAGATATGTGATTGAGAAGAGTAAGTATTCTCTCTACAAAGGTTACAAGAGACTCCGCCAATTGTTACTGTAGTTCCATCAAGGCCTTTAACAACACTCCCGGGTGTACAAACTAGACACGAACCTTGATTTTCTTCGGGTTGATACTCTCCACGTGGACATTCGATACAACCTTCAGAAGAATTTGTTGAATATTTCCCAATAGGACAACCCGTACATTGTGTACCAGCTACTCGAACAACAATATTATCATTATTTGTAACTTGATATCCTTCCCCACATATTTCACAACTATTACTTTCAGTATTAAAATATGTTCCACTTGTACATGGTGTACACTGACGATTACTTGTTGTTAAACATTCTCCTGTTATTTCTTCACCATCGCCACAAGTCCTACATTCAACACAACTCCCTGGGGTAACGTACTCCCCACTATTATTCTTGTATCCGTTAGAATAATAATACCCGTTCGAACAACTATCTTCACTAGTTTCAATTTGACTATTAAAAGCATTGGTACAAGTTATAGAATTCTCTGATACTGTATTATTAATTGGTGTACAAGTTAAACATTCAGTTAGTGTTTCATTAGAATAGGTGCCGGAAATACAAGGTGTACATATACCATCCTTAGATACACTACCTTCTATACAAGGTTCGCATTTAGACATTCCACGATTTGAAGCACCAGTACCGGGTGGACATATATTACAATCATTTGATGATTTATATTTGTTTGAGTTTAGATGGTAACTATCTGAATATTTACCAATTCCACACTCTTCTTGATCTATACTATTCCCTGTACTATTTGTTTTTACTTTATATCCATCATCCGGAAGGATACATACATAACCTGTCCCTCTATTTGAATATTTACCATTGATACATTCTAAACATCTTTCTTGATCATCGCTTGGTTCATATCCATTAGGACATTTTTCACATATCCCACTAGTGTTTTTATATTCATTACTTAAACATTTTTTACATACCGTATCTTGTCCATTAATAACTTCTTCGTCAGAATTTACCATTATACATTCTTGATCTATTTCACTATCATTACTACAGGTTGTACATTCTATACATCTGTCATTAGTAACTTGTTTATTATCAATAAATATCCCTTGTCGATAATAATATCCATCATTACAAGGCGAATATTTATTATTAATTACGCTAACTATATTTTCATTAGAACAATTTATTCCCCCATTTGAATTTGGAATATTATCACACAATGTACATTGGTTACCTGAAGTTGAATATTCATTACTATTACAAGTTATACAATTACCACTATCAGAACCTACAATTAAATTACATTCGGCACTGGTACATAATCCAGAATCAGTAATTGGACATTCTCTACCATCAGGATAAATACATCGGTTAGGTATAGATCCACCTTCAGTTCCATCTGGACAATCGACACATTGATCTTTACTTTGATTTGGTTTTTTTCCTAGATCACACGGGACACAAATATTATTAGTATTGCTATTTGATATTTTCCCGTCATTACATTGTATGCATTCACTTTTATCTCTATTTGGACCATATCCGTTTGGACAAGATCTACATCTGAAATCGGTATTATAATTTGAATATTTACCTTCAAAACAATCAATACAATTTGTTTTCCTTATATTTAATTCTTTACCTGCCTCGCAAGTATTACATTCTAAGGTATTGTAATCTTTGTATTCATTAAAAAGGCACTGTTTACAGACTGTATCTTTAGTTTCATCTCCCGGTATATCAACTACTTCATTATTACCTCTACATGTAGTTAAAGGAATACATTCATCGTGCGTTATTTGATTATCTCCCTCGATCTCCCCTGGTGAATAATAATATCCATTGTAACACTTATTACTTGATGTTATTTGAGACATTCCATATCTATTATTACACTCTAAAGTAGCTTCATTATCTATATTATTAATTCTTAAACATTGGATACAATCGTTATTTTCATTAATATAATATCCTATTGGACATGTACAAGTATCTGAAGATACTCCTTCAATACCGGGCGTAAGTACATAGTTTATAGGACAAGTAGTATTATTCGGCACATTTAATACATTATAATCTGTGCCTCTAAAACTTACACTATAATTACCATCCCTAATATTTTCTTCAATAGTTGACCTCTCACTGGATTGTGTTTCACTAAATATGATTTTTACAATAACCGAACCAGGTACGATTTGAATAGCAATAATATCGTCATTATTTAAATCTTGCATAACAGAATTTCTGATTTCAATTTTATCTTGATCTGTTAAATCTTCGAAATTAATATCATCAGATAACTTGAATGTTAATATATCTGACGTATCAATATATGAATCATTGGGGCCCGTACAGTTTATTTCGCCATCTACATTATCGATAGGTGTACAAGGTAAACATCTATCACTTGTACTATCTGTACCATTAATTAAGTAGAATCCACGATTACATCCACCATCTACACGACTATTATTCCCATTAGTACAAGTGTAATCAATACTATTTGTTATCGGACTACAAGGCAGACATATAGAATCGCTTTTATATGTTTCTGTAACACTTTTATATTCAGTTGAGCTACAGGTGGTGATTGGTAAACATTTATCAGGTTCAATTTGTTGAACATTACCTTGATCATCTCTAATATTTCTACCTTCTTTTAAATAGAATCCATTATTACACGGTGGTATATTGGAACTTTCTTCGAGATTAATAACTAATTTACTATCATTGTAATTTGTACATGTTACTGTTGAATAATCTATATTTCTATTATCTATATCTAAACACTGTATACATTCTCTAGATGATAGATAATAACCTTGTCCACAACTGTATTGGGTTAGATAATCCACCATTGAACTATCAACACATTGAAAGATACTATTTGCTCTACCACTTAGTGTTACTCCATTATTAGGACAGTCTGTACAAGCCAATGTTCCAGAAGATGACTGTCCATATTCATCTTGATCTTGATACTTACCAATAATACATGGCTTACATACACCAATGACTTCAACTCCACCAGGACTAATTGAAGAAGTACATTGATTATCTTGATTATCCCAATTACAATCGTTGGCATTACAATCATTTTCGTTATCAATGGAATTACAGTTAATATCTTCCCTAAAATTGCCGGGTCTACAAGTTTTTATTTCACAGTCAGTATTACCTTCGCCAGTATTTGTAGATCCTGCTGGACAAATATTACATTCACCGCCACTAAATTTTATTCCGATCTTTTGATATTGGTCTTGATAATGGTTTACTTGACACGGGACACACGTATTAGTATTTGGATCACGGAATTGACCGTCATCACATTGTATTACACAATCAGTTAGACTTGTACTTCCCTGATTAACGGTTCCAGGGGAATTTTCAGGACAGGATGTACAAGATGTCCCACTAAATTGATTATTCTCTTGATATGTCCCTATTGGACATATTTCACATTCTCCACTATCAATATTAAAGTACTCACCTTGTCCACAGTAAGTACAATCACTGACATTATCACTCCCTCTTGGAGAAATCTTATTATCGGGGCATACATCACATTGTGTACTAATATGGAATGTACATCTCCCTTCATCCCCAGGACATTCAGATAGATCAGTTGGAAGTGATTTATATCTACCTGGTTCACAATCAAGGCAAGTATTACTATTTGTCAATCTTTCTTGTCCAACAGGACACTTTATAATACAACCTGAAAGGTTAGATTCTTCACCTGTACGCATACCTATACGTGTACCAGTACTTTCGGTTGTATAATTTGAACCACAAGAGTTACATTCTTGTTCTGTATGATCACTTTCCTCCATATATTTACCGATTGGACATACTTGACATTCATTACCATTGAAAAATTCACCCGCCTGACACTGTACACAATCATCTGTACTATCACTCCCTTCAGGTGAAATAGTGGGTTTATTGTTATTAGGATCAAGGGGGCATTCATTACACCCCAAACCAGGTTTTCTTGATATAATATCACTTTCAAGACATTTCTTACTATTCGGGTATGGGGGTGAAAGTTGACCTCCTTTAACACATGAGAAAATACCATCAGATGGGAGGTCCACGTGACTACTCCGGGTTCCGATGTGAACATTCGGAAAATTAAATTGATCACTTTCAAACGAAAGATTACAGAATCCACCATTTTGCATACCACCACATTTTGACCCCATTACCTCTATTGTATCACCCTCTTCAAATGGTGTAAAAGTACAACTTTCATATGTTGAACAAGATTCAATACCACCTGTTTTTTCACAATTATAATTTTCAGATGTTGGATCACCTCCACAACTATCAGTACTACTATCGTAAATACAAGTACCTGAAATCCCATTATTATCTCCAGTACATATGATAGGTGTACGGGTTGTTAAACATGTCGGGCTCCCGGGCATATCTTTGTCACAATAATCTAACCCTTCTCTATGGTGTACATTATCCTGATATTTCCCTATAGGACATTTACGACATTGTGAATCTCTGCCGGCATTGGATTTACCAAAAACCGAAATGCCATTTATAAGACCCGATCTAAGTGTTTGAGATTTTTCTATATATTCTTCTCCACTTGTACAAGAACAATATTCTTGACCGACCCTTCCATTTGTAGTCATTCCAGTTGGACAAGGCCTACAAGGATGATTACCACTATACTCCATCCCACCATTTGAATCTAAGTAATGGTCAACAGGGCAATCAATACATTGTTTATTTGCGCCCATATATTTACCAGCTATACATTTACAATCCTCAACCATTTTTGCCCCCGTTCCAGGATAATAAATACAATTATAATCAGGTGAATCTTTATCCCCTTCACAATCATATTTATCAGCAGTTAATGTACATCTACTTCCATCAGCATCAATACTCCCTTCACAGTAGGGTTCAATAATATTTTCACTGGTTGTAAATGAATTATCAGGACAACTTGTACAAGAAATGAGGGCAGATTTAGAATTACTATTATATGTATTTATATCACAAGCGCTACAAACTCTTATTCCTCCAAGTGATTGTACGACTTTTTGCCCTGGATCACATTCGAGAAAACAATTATTCGAACTAATCTCACCAATTCCAAACGTTTCTGCTCTATCAGCACCTATACCACAACGAGTACATTCAGGAAGGTTATGTGATACTTGATCTTGATATTTACCTTTTTGACATGGTTCACAACTTCCAAATTCATTAAAGAATTCACCCGTAGTACATCTATTAATTTTACAAGAATTACAACCATCTCTTTTTTTCTGACCCTCTCGATCAATTGACATATTACTGTGGTTAACCTTATAACAAGATAATGACTCTGAATAATATGTTTCGGGTGTATTACCCATTGATATGATTTCACCCGCATCGTTGGTTTTAGGTAAAACAATTTTACACGAGCTTACGGTAGATGATCCAGGCCCACTGCCAATATCTCTTTCAATATGAGTACAACCTTGTTCCTTACATATTCTAATACAATCATCCCAATCTAATTCACCCTGATCCTGAACTGCTGTTCCACAAGTATTCTGTAATCCAAATATTGTTACGGAACCATTACATTGTTCATTAGAGAATACTAAATTTTCCCAAGGATCGGGATCACAATATTGATGTGAACAACCTTCTAAATTATTATTATTATATGATATTCCACTTTCTTCTATACAATCACCATTATTTGCATTATCGGACTCAATCCATTTACACCTTTTAGGGCCATTCACTCTTGAATTAATATAAGCCTTTCTACATTGATATGGCTCTGTAATAGAGCTACAATTATCATTTTTAGTTATGTCAGTATATCCACCAACTCTACATAATAGTTGTCCATTATCCCCTGTACACCCTTCACTACTATCCATATTAAGTGATGTCTTCCAATTAGTAGGACATACATTACATTCACTTAATTTATGTGTATCGATTCTTGTTAATATCCCTGTATCACGGATACCACTATATTTACCTACTTCACAATCTATACACTGGGAGTTATCATATTTTTGATTAAAACTACAACTACAACTGCGTTCTGTACCATCTCTTATATAACATATTTCATTATTAATATTTAGACCTTCTGGAGAATCAATAGGGATTGCCGTTGTTAAACTGTATGCTTTCTTTTCAGGTAATATAGAATGGACATTACTATCGCTAAGGTTCAAGTTGAAAATAGTATCTATATTATTAAGAACATCCTCATCTTCGTGATATATCCTACAACATTCTGTATTATTATAATTAAATGTACTAAATCCGGCACAATTAATGTTATCATGAGTACAGATATCTTTACATTCTTCAGGAGTAACTGGTCTATCTATATCTTTAATTTCCCAATATGGCATTTCGCTATCTATTTCCGAACCATCTATATCACGTATACGCTTCCCTATACAATGTCCATTTGTTATGCTATTAAAATCATATTTATTACTAGTACCATTCGAACAATCAACACAACCTCCAAGGCCGTCACCTAAAGAAAACTGATTTACTGGACAATGGTGACAATCTTGGCTTTTTATAAGGCCTTGCTCAGTGCTATTATCTAACGTATGTCCGGCCTCAATACATTCTGTCTCGTCTAAATCAATAATAGAACCGTTAGTATCTACGCATAAAGGTTCTTGTGTATATATAATATTTTCAATTGCTGTTCTATAATTATTATTATCAACTAAATTTTTTAGATATTTACCTTCTCCACAAGTACTGCAATCTCCAAGGCCAACCCCTGGAGTACATACATTGGGTGCGTATTTAGTTAAACCTAACTTCCGTCCTTCCCCGTCTACATATTCATCTGTTCTCCAGTTACTTGGATTACTAAAATAATTACAATTACCTTCATCAAGTGGATGTTCACTCTTTATTATTTTAAGGCGTCTAGAACAAAGGTTATCACACTCTTCCCATTGTACACTACATGTAGAATCTTTTATTTTACAAATATGACCACTTGCGTCTATTTGTTCTTTATCAAATAAGTTAGATGGAATATAATAAGTATATGGTTGATCACTACCTTCTCCGTGTGTCATTTTTACATGATTATAAGCTGTAAACCCTTCAGAAATATTATAACGGTCACTATCTTCTTCATCTTTGACACACGGGACACAAGTTGTTTCAGTATGTTTTGTCGTATCCCCAACGAATGATCCATTACTAGGTATATATTTACATCCATCCAATGCAGTACAGGCTTTTTTATTATTAGCTTCATTATCACTACTTGTATATCCATTACATATTGTATCAAGATCTACATCATTAACACATTTATTAATGGTAGTATCATATCTACAAGTTGAAATTCTATTACATTCAAGTGTATTATATATAGAATCACATATTGGAACACATTGGGAACTACTTATGTATTTACTCTGATAATAATCAATGTCGGATTGATTAAACCTCGTTGTAACATCTAATCCACTGTCAATACGGTTTTGAGTCTTGTCCTTATGGTCTCGGTCAATTGTGTGTGTAGTACAACTAATGCATTGTTTGAGACGGGAACTTGTAGATTCAGACCACAAATCCCCTTCATCAGGGTCTACGGGGTCAGTGTCGAATCTACCTGGTGTTTTAGAATTAATAACACATTTTGTATTACTTAAGTATTGATTTAAAACTTCTGTATCGTCTACATCCATTTCAGGGTTCATTGATGAAGCTTCTTCCTTCAATACTTCAAGAATACCCGTACTCGGAAGTTTAAATCTACAACTAAAATCTTGTTTTATACATTCCATTGTATAGTCCTCGCCCATATTACTATAACCACAATCAGTTTTAGAATTAGCATCAGGATTATAAAAGTACTGAGACCCTTTTTTATAACAACCGTATGGGCCATCATTAACTTCTTGAACAGTGGAGTTAGCATGTTCAGAGCATTGTTCTAGGCTTAGTATTCCTCCTTCTTTAAAGAAACATTCATCATTACTGTTTATAGCAGTACAAGTATTATCATTCAAAAATTGAATTGTATCTGTTGGTATAATTCTAGGAGTATTGTCTATAGTTTCACGCCCCTTAATGGTTTTAATTTCATTAATAATATCACCCCATTCAGTCTCATTATAGTTATTGTTAACTTTTTGGTCAATATTACAAGTAATAATATTACAATCTGTTTGACCTTTCGTGCTAGTCATTCCATCTGGACACAGCTTACATTCTTCTTTCCCAATTTCATCTTGATAAAAATTAATGGGACAATCAGTACATTCGTTATAATATGTATTTAAAAACTTACCTGCAGGACATTGTGTTAGATATGTTCTATCCCCCCCTTGACTCGCTGATCTACCTTCTATATATCCTGTTTTCCCAGTCCCTGATCTAGAACCAGTATATGAATTACAACTATTATTGAGTACATATTGCCCATCACCACAGTAACCGCATTCATCATGTCCGTTTGCCGGGCTGACAGAATCTGATAGTCTTTTAGAATACTTCCCTATTGGACAAGTTTGACAATCACTCTGTAATTCTTTTGATTGATATGACCCACTGTTACAAAGTTGAAATTCGGTACTTCCGGTTGAACCCTGTGATGTACCGGTTGGAGTGGGTATACATTCTTGGGCAGGCACGGTACCAGTAGGCCAGTTACTCCTAATATGATTCCTAACCTGATTATCACGTGTATTGTCTGGATTAGGAGAATATTTACCTATAGGACAACTCAAGCAGTTTGATTGACCAGTGGTATTCTGATATTTTCCTCCTGGACAATGTAAACATTCACGACTTGTATGCCACTTAGATTGAGCGTAGCGTTCACCATTCGACCTGGGGATACATCCCTGAGAAGACCAATAGCATTCTTGTGCTCGACCCGGATGCGCAGGTCCGGAATCATAAAAACCACCGGGATAAATACTGCCTCCACAAGTACTTTGTGTTTTTTGACTACAAAAATCTTTTAATTCATCTTGTACGTTTAAATATGTTCCAACAGGACAATTGGCCATGTTAGGTACTCCGCCTCTTCTTTTTTTACCGGCTGGTGTTTTTACTAAACAAACTGCGGGATTGACGCCTCTGCCATTGAAACTTCCATCGGAGACCGGAGGCAACGAAGAGGAGGGTTTGACACCTTTTACAGAATTAATACTAGCATCACTTTCATAATAAAGTGGATTGCTTGAAATAGTGTGGCGCTGGCAGTTACAGGTATAATTAAATATTTCACTTTCCGCTGTATTAGTATTAGAAATAACATCGTTACACCTCGCGAAATTTCCGCAATTTGGCGCCACACGGTTACTACCTGTTGGCGTTCCGTCCGATTCAACACTACATCCGTTTATCTCCAGGCATTGACTACTGGCGGTCGAGCCATTATATGCGGTTGACTTTCCAGTACTACAATCTATACACCTTTTTCCTCCGTTGATACTTTGAGCATATTTACCTATAGGACAAATATCGCAATGTGTTGCTCCTGGACTTTCATAACTATTCTCATCATTAGATTTCCATGAACCTCTTCCAGGATCGCGCCCGTCCCTGCCGGAAGTATTCAAACAAACTGTGCAACTACTGGAACCGGCGCTCGTAGCATATTTTCCAACATCACAATTTAAACAATGGTTGGGATGGGAGGCCCCACTACTCGATCGATATTTACCTGCATCACAATTTAAACAACTTGGTGATCCAGGAGTTTGCTGGTATTTACCAGCTCCGCAACTGACGCAATAGGCGCTTTCACTTGAATGGTCATTGCCCGAATAATGTTTTCCTGCGGGACATTTTTGTAGGTTCTTGTTGGTATCGATGTAGTAACCGTTAGGAATATTCTTACAATCACTCCTATCATCCTTCCCTTTTCCTACACTGTTCACAGTGCCAGTGTTAATTGTTGTTTTCCCTTCCGGACAAGAAACACAACTTGATCGTCCACGATAACCTTGATATTTACCTTTATCACAAGTTGTACAAGAGGATCCTGCAGTTGAATACTTACCGGAATCACAAGGTCCACACCGTTGGCCAGCACCACCTGTTGATTTACCTGCAGGACAAGTATCACAAACTCCAGTATCTATATGTTTTACATGGTCTTTATCCCTGATGTTCCCGGATTTTGGCCAGTAATTAGCGCCTGCTTGCGACCCGGAGCCGGGTGGGGAGAAGGAGTTAAACCAACTATTTACACCAGCACCCCAATAGGGTGGAATCGTCCCCCAACCCTTGCCATTTGCCCAAAAGTCCTTATGATCGCGGGTACTCTCCGCGAAATTGGACCGGCGCGTGCCCCGACGGTTAGACGACCATCCACCAAGGGGTGCATCGTTAGCAGCTGCGGAGCTTATACGTATTTTGTTAGACATATTGTTCGTGTTCGCTGCGTTCATGTCGTTGAATTGTGTCCTTGTATCCCTAATTGCATTCGTCCCTATTCGTTTTTCTGTTCCCGTCGGGCATGACGTACAGGTATTCCCGTTGCGTCTTTGGTTTTCCTTACACATAGTTATACATGATGTATTACTAGTATTCCCTCGACCTTCAGTTGTTTGGTTATCTGGGCAAGGAGTACAAGAGTGCCCTTCATTATTGCCCTTGTATTTACCAACTTCACAAGGTACACAATCGGAACCTGTTCTGTTTAATTCATAACCAGCATTACAATCTGCTGTCAGACATTTTCCTCTTCCACCATTTTGCCAGGCAGTCGGATTTGTACAAGTTAAACAAGTACCATTGGCAATTTCAAAAGTTGAACAAGGTAAACATTGGTCACCTTGATCCCCCCCCGGAACAACGCGATATGAATCCCGGGTACCACCTATTGGATGTTTACAATTACCGTCGGTAATACTAATCCTAGTCCTAGTACTAGAATCTACGCACATAGTATTAGCAGAGGTTTCCTTTTTAATTAAATGTCTAGGTAATCCTACACTGTCCAGATCGTCGTTTACAGCTGTATTATTGTTGTCTTCAGCTATTGAAGTTACAGCGGCTTCTGCTTGATCGTCGTTCAGTCCCCTAACTGTTAATACTTCCTTAAGATGCTCACCGTGTAGACATTGATGACAAACTTGATTTTGGACGCTATTATTGTAAGCAATAAAACCGTCAGGACATTGGATATTCGTACAATATCCACCATTAGCTATGTTAGTACAATCATTACAACTCGCCCCAAGATCTTCGCATTTCTCGGTATTGGTTGTAGCACAATAATGACTTTTAGAGAAATCCGAGCGGGAACTCGATGGCCCTCGCGCATCATGCCCAGTCGCCGAATCAGCTATTTCGTCACATGTATAACATTTATCCATGCCCTGTGATAGGGAATATTTCCCCGTCGTGCAATTCGGGCATAGCGCGTGGTGGCCGGCTGAATATTTTCCCACCCCACATATTATACTTGAACCATTTTTACAATAATACCCAGGGTCACAAGGCTCGCACACATTATCATCATTCCCTTGCGCGGTATGACCACGGCTGTTGGTTTGCGCGGTACGACCAATGTCTTTCGAATAACGGCCATCTGGACAGACCGTACATACCGTTTCGTGACCGGCGGAGCGGCCGCTCCGCTTTCTAGCATACTTCCCTCTTTCACATGAGACACAATAACGGTTATGACGCCCATATTGTCCCGCAGGGCACGCCTTACATTTATCGGCGTCTTTACAAGTTACCTTCGTGGACGAAGTCGCCCCCCAGGTATTTTTGCTATTACAGATCCTGCGCGGAGAGACTTCACCGGAAGGACAGTTCTCGAAGGCGCCGACTTGGGCGGCGGCCTTAGTTGTCGCCCCGCCGTGCGGACCCTTCCCTGTAGCGCGTTTTCCCCTGGGAATGTCCAAGTGTGATACCCCGGTTGACATATCCTCGACGTCGTTCCGGCAATTTGAATTAAACATTGGCGATTCGTCCTGGGTGGAGTGCCCCCAATTTGCGTAATATGTACTAGTGGCATTGCCCTCGGCGTCTTCGCCGTGGCAGTAGATGTGGTCGGAGTCGACATCCCGAATCAGAATATTGTCACAATTCCCGTGTGCGTAAAACTTGTCTCCGTCCTGGCTGCGAGAGCCGGGGAAGTTATCTATATTTTTTGTGGCTCGGTCCTCCCCACCGTCCACAATCATTTCATGAACAAGCTTGCCTAAGTAATATAGTTTTAGATTACATTTTCCGGGACCCCCTGACATCTAATTATATATTATATAGCTATAAAAAAATATAAAAATAAAAATGAAAATAAAAATGAAAATAAAAATAAAAATGAAAATAAAAATGAAAATGAAAATGAAAATTATACCATTAATAATCCAACAATAATAAAAAATAGTATTATCATTAATATAGAACCTATGAGTATAGGGATCTTGTTACTGTCTGGTGTTTCTGTTGGTGTTGGTGTTGGTGTTGGTATTTCTGTTGCTATTTCTGTTGCTATTTCTGTTGCTATTTCTGTTTCTGTTTCTGTTGTACCGGTATCGGTCTCTGTCTCTACACCTTCATCATCCCCATCTCCTTCATCACTTTCTATATCTGAACTTGTACCTGTTAGTTCATTAAGTCTATTTTGTAATATTATAATTTCTTCATCGCGTAACTCCCCACTTTGAATTCTTGTTTCTAATTCTACTTGATTCATTGACCTTAATTCGGCTCCTGTGATACCTATGTAACAAGCGTCCATAGTATGTTTTAATCCAGGTAGAATAGCTGGTGAAAATATACATTCATCTCCACCAATACACCCGTCCTTATCCCTATTTAATGTACAAGTAATAGATTCATCGGAACTTGTACATTCGGCCGGAGAACCTGCCCCTTGACTATAACTATATCCCCTTTTACAATCATTTTGATTTATCCGACTATCATTTAGATTTGAACAGGTGTATGTAGCATCTTCTTTAGCATTATCTACTAATGTACACCTTACACAAGTATCTGTAAGGTCGCCTAAATCATGATAAAATCCATCAATACATCCATTTACTCTACTATCAGAGTTACTTGTACAAGTAACCTCTGAATTCGCATTAGTTACTGGAGTACAAGGATTACAAGTATCAGATTGATTTGTCCACCCTTCAGTCTTATAGAACCCATTTTCACAACTACTTACACGTGTGTCGGATCCATTTGTACATGTATAAGTAGCATCTGAAGAAGCATTATTCACTGGAACACAAGCTTCACAAGTACCTTCATTATTGTAGAATCCATTCACACAATCACTTACACGAGAATCGTATTCACTTGTACAAGTATAAGTAGCATCTGATCCCGCATTAGTTACTTCATTACAAGGCGTACATATATCGTGTTGATTATCACTTCCTTCAGTCTTATAGAATCCACCCCCACAAGAACTTATACGGGAATCAAGTTCATTTGTACAAGTATAAGTGGCACCTGATTCCGCATTAATTACTTCTGTACAAGGTGTACATATATCGTGTTGATTATCACTTCCTTCAGTCTTATAGAAACCGTTTTCACAAGCGCTTATACGGGAATCAAGTTCATTGGTACAAGTATAAGTGGCATCTGAGACCGCATTATTTACTTCATTACAAGGTGTACATATATCGTGTTGATCAACTCCCCCATAAGTCTTATAGAACCCATCCTCACAACTACTTATATCCGAATCTAATTCACTTGTACAAGTATAGGTAGCATCTGAACTAGCATTATTTATTAGAATACAAGGTTCACAAGTATCATTTTCTGTTCCTTCAACTTTGTAGTATCCATCTTCACAGGAACTTACACGTGTGTTGGAATCATTTGTACATACATAAGTACCAAATATATCTGCATTAGTTACTTCAGTACACGGCATACAAGTATCGTTTTGACCCCCTTCGACTTTATAGAATCCATTTTCACAAGAACTTATACGTGAGTCGGATTCATTTGTACAAGTCACCGATATACCGTTATTTACTGTAGTACAGGGTTCACACGTATCAGGTTCATCTTGACCACCTTCAACTTTATAGAATCCATCTTCACAAGAACTTATCCGTGTATCTATTGGATTTGTACAATAATATGTAGAATCTATTGACATATTTGTAACGGTAGAACAAGGTTCACAGGTATCTCCATATGTACCTGTTTCTTTATAGTACCCTGGAATACAAGAACCTTCATTAATTCTGCTATTATCTCCATCAATACAAGTATAAGTAGTATCGGGGGTAGAATTATTTATTTGATTACAAGTTATACAAGTATCATGTTCATTTGGACCACCTTCAACTTTATAAAATCCATCAATACATCCTGTAATCCTTGATGAAGATTGATTTCCACATTCTATAGAACCATCTTCTATCATATTCTCAACCGGTGTACACGGACTACATCTATTATTAGTGAAACTATTATTAGTTAAACTATATCCCAATAAACATGACCCGATCCTTGGACTTATTATAACTGCATCATTTTCATTTGTACATCTTAATGTAGTAGAATCTGATTTACCTTCCATAGTACAAGGTACACAAGTATTATCGTTAACATAATATCCTTCAATACAAGAATTAATTACTGTATCGTTTTCATTTGTACATTCATAATCTTCCACTAAACCTACTTGTAAAGGATCATTAATTATACACGGAAGACAACTACTATCAGAAGATAATGTACAGGGTCCTCCATATTCGTTACTATTACAATCTAATACTGTACAGGTCTTACATCTATCACCTGAACTTACACTAGAGTCATACCATTCATTACTAGTACAAGAAGATTTTATTAAATCATTTCCTAACTTTATTATCTTATTTATTATATCAAAAGTATCTGATTTTTCATCTCTCAATTTTTCCCCTATGATGTTTGTTCTTATCCAGCTTGTATCAACAGTGACATCTATTAAAGAATGAATTGAAATACCGTTATATTCTCCGGCATGATCGAGTACAATATTGTCTCCATCAAATATTCCAGAATCTTTAAGGTTACGAATACTAACCAAATGTTTACTTACATCTGTCGGATCATCAATATCATCACACGCATTACTTTCGGTATTTTTGTATGTTCCAACGGGACATGTTATACAATTTTGATTCTGAATTCCCTTGAGAACCCCTTCTTCTTCTATACCACAAGATATAAGTATTTCGTTTTCACTACAATTATTATTTGTATTATCACACGTGTTACAAGTAGATCCATCTTGTGATAACCATTCACCCATATTACAATTTTTACTGGAGTCATACCTGTTTCTTATAGAATCTTCTCCATTGAAAAGGATTTCATTAAATTTCGCTCTTGCTTCTTCCCTCCATGATAATATTTCATCACGACGGGTAGTATCAAGTGTAATTCTAACATCTTTAATATCACAAGCAAGATCTCCATCACAACTATTATTATTATTTTCTGTTATATTATAACAAAATCCTTCTCCGTTATTACCATCACTCCTATATGTTGTTAACGAGTTACCAGTTGCTTCAGAAATAGTTTGACTACTATGTGAATTTATTTTAACTTTATCTTTCCATGAGTGACGACCAAAAACAATATTATCATCTGAGCGAATTGTCCCAGCAGTAGGGTCATCATCCACAAGAATTATAGTTTGACAATCACCTAACACTTTAAAAGATTTTAGAGAATTGTTATCTACAGCCTCCATTTTTTCTGTAAGTCCCGAACTACCCTCTAATTTTATACTAGAACCGACATTGTTATCATTGCAATCTATAAGATCATATAACTGAATTTCACAGAAGTCATCCCATAATGTTTGATTATTTGTTTCATCTAACCATTTATGGTAATCATTACTATTGAAACCGTCTCTATAGACACCATTACCAATATATTGTTCAACTGAATTATATTTTTCAGTTGTAATTAAACCTTTTGAATATAACCTTGTGATTTCCTCTGCTAATTCAAGGAGTGTTGGTGTGTCACAAGATGTATTGTTCATATTTGTATATAAATTATCATCACCATCTATTTTACGTTTTGGTAAATCTAATGGAACTATTTGACACGAAACACACTCATTATTTACTACTTTTTCGTTTTCTAAACATTGTATTGCTTCACATTCGTAATTAGTTATGCTATCTTCGCGAGTATCTACAATATTAGCCCTTTCTCTTGATTCAATAATTGTAGTAGAGTTTGATCTATATTCCCCGTTTGGACACGTTACACAACCTTTAATATCATCATCAACTTTTTGATCATCATTACAATCAATATCAATGCATTCCACATTCAAGTCAATATCATTCCGTGGCCATATTACTCGATCTTTTACTTTACCTTTTTCACATTCAACACATACTCCGTTTTCTGACTTCTGATTCCTTTCAACTGGTAAATTATAGATTTGTGTATTACTATGGTTTGCGGGGACAATAGCAGTACCTTTTTGATTTTCATTAATATCTACTCTAATGTTAGATCCAGGTATTTTACCTGAAGGTATAGTTACATCCATATCTCTTGGTAAATTACATTCTTTTGGATCACAACACGAATCTAGGTTTGGACGGCAAATATCACCCCTTTCTTCTCCAATAGAACACTTAAACTTAAGGGGCTTTACATCCTGAGTTGTACTATCATATCCTCCACCTGATATAATATCAAATTTACATTTTGTTGGTGGGAATCTTGAACCTTTTATTTTATTAAATGGTGTTTTATCTGGGTGAATGTAATTGTCTATATGTTGTGAATTACAAATATTCCTAGATTGATTTAAATAGTCAAACTTAGTAGTACCTATAGTCGCCAAACATTGTCCTTGTCCATACCATCTCGAGGATTGGGGATTGTTGAATCCTCTAGATAATCCTACCTTCATAATTTTTTTGTATTTTGGATACCTACAATATATAGGATGTGCCTTGTTATGATCGTTACAGTTTACCATCCTTTCAAACTCTTCATCACTTGGTCTATCTACATCTATAATAGCTCCATTATCTTGTTCTTGTTTAACCCAACCAAAATCTATTGTTCGGATTATTCTTTCACCTCCGTTGCGCTCCATTGGCGCCGACTGGCCGTATTCGCAATCAGCACCCATAAGAGGGTTTCTTAATATTTTTAATGGTTCACCGACTTTTGGTAGGTAATTAATCTTGTCTTTCGAATGCCCAGCAATAAAGTCCTGCTGACGAGCTTTACGCGCATTAGTTAGTGCCCGCAACGCTGTACCATTATCAGTTAGATCTTCAGAAGAATCTAAAGGCCAATCTAACTCTATATTATTACTTCCAAAACGAAATACCTTAATACCATAATCTATTTCATTTATTAATTTTTCATTTGATTCGTCTATCCCAAATATACTTTGACAGTTCCCACCATCCGCAATCAGGGTACTGCCAGTACAATTGTCTTCAGCAATATCACATTCTGCATTAATGCCCGCTATATTACAATCATTATCTATATTTTTAGCTTGGTATCCCGTTTCATCAATACACTTAGATACTGACATACTACATTTAGGTTGTATAATTATACCTTCACCTACATTACCTGTATCTGTTATTATGGTTGGTCCACCATCGGTAGGAGGGCAATCTTGTTCATTACAAGCCCGAGTCTCACTTAAGCAGTTGCTACAATCGACTCCATCGCCGTCGCAGTTGCGCATCGGGCATTCATCACTAGGACAGGATGTCCCAGCCCCAGCTGATGCAGTAATGATAGTTTTTGAGCGACTTTGTACACCACCACCACCACAAGGAACACTACATTGACTCCATTCATTCCAACCTGTTACTTCACAATGTTCATCACGCCATCCTGGATCATTCACAGGACACGCTTCTTCATTACAACCCTGAGTTTCCGTTAAATTGGTAGGACAGGGTGTGCCATTACCAGATGCGGGAGTGATAATATTCAATGTCCTTGTTTTTTGACCTCCACCACAAGCTTGACTACATGCACCCCAAACATTCCATTTACTTACACAATCTTGATCATGTGACATTATTTCACTGGTCCTTTGAACAAGGCAATAACTATAGGTATTGGCCATTTCATTGGGAGATGGAATCCATTCGTCTGGAATGTTTTCTAAACTTTCCATTTCTCCATTTATACATTTTAACTTCCCCGAATTTTTACCACTTATTTCAGGGGGAATAGATCTACCAGAAGTATATGTACATCCTGATGGACATGATGAACTTGTTTTATCGGAACTTTCATAGAAACTACTACAATCTACATTTGCTGAGGTACAAGTTGGTACTACTGATGAATCAATGCATTCAAATTCGCAAACTTTCCCGTGTGGTACACCTCTAGGATAAAATCCACGTCCATTATTATATCTATAATTGTTCGATTTAACAATATCAGTTAATTTATCTCTTGTCCTTTCTCTCCAGGATAATATTCTATCACGACGTGTAGTATCAAGTGTAATTTTAACAGTTTTAATATCACAAGCCAAGTCTCCATCACAATTATCATTACTCTCAGTGATGTTATAACAAAATCCACCTGTACCACTTCCACTTTCTGTTGCGAACTGATTACCATTTGCTTCAGAAATTGTTTGACTACTATGTGAATTTATATTGACATTATCTTTCCATGAGTGCCTATCAAAAACAATGTTATCATTTGAGTCTATGTCTCCAGTAAGTGGATCATCATCCACAAGAATTATATTTTGACAATCTCCAAAAATTTTAAAGGAACGTGTATCTGGATTATCTCCATTAACATATGCGCTTTCTGTTAGTTCTGTAAGTCCCGAACTACTATCTAATCTGACAGAAACACTTTCAGCATCATTACAATCAGTACTATTATATAATTTAATTTCACAGAAATTATCCCATAGTTTTTGATTATTTTCTTCTGTTTCATCTAACCATGATACAGGATCATCGCAATTGCCCGACAGGTCAGAAGATATACACTCATATTTACATCCATCGAGGCAGTTATCATGTGTACTATTATTAGTTTCAAAGTATTCAGTACAATTGATACCAGCGATTTGGGGCAGGGTGCCTGTACATGTTGGAGACCGTACTTTTGCCTGACGGTCTGGCTCGTCGGGAGGTGCTTTCCCAGAATCACTAAAACATGTTCCATGCTCTAATAAATCTTTTTCACTACAAGATAACTTATGTGTATATTCAGGCTTAGAATCGAATACATTTACTATATCTTTTAATTCTAGTAGTGTTGGATTATCTTCTTGTATTTCAGAACATTCTCCTATCCAGCGACTACCATCGGGTGGGATAAAGTTTTGACCTTCGCAAGTTTTGTTCACAGAACCAACACCTTCATATACGATACATTCTCCATATGTGCTACCAGCGGTTTCGAATTCTCTGGCCGTCCCACCAACGCACTGCCGCCTCTGTACTCCTCCCGAGCAGCGGGCAACATCCATAAGTCCCGCGTAGCCGGACCTGCCCGACAATTGATTTATTTCATCGACTGATTTCATTACTCCATTAATACATTTACGTTTTGGAAGATCATTTGATGATCTAAAATTTTTGAATAATGGGTCATCTTTAGTTATTCCATTCTTAATTTCTGGGGGATTTGAAACTACTTCAGGGTTGAATGAACAACCTGTTGGACAATTTTCGGATACTTTATCTACATTTTTAGAAAATTCTATTTCACATACATCAATAGATTCTGTGTCTTCTACCCATCCCCATACCTCTATTTCAGGTTTTATCCAATTTTCTAACCCTTTACTCCCGTCTGGAAATGAGAGTTGCGTTACGCCTTTAAAACATAGTCCATTATCACCATCATTAAAATTATAAGCACTATTTGTAGAGCAGGTAATTCTTAAGTCTCCAGTTCCGATTTCAGGATCAAAACTGGTTTGGTGTACCGGTCGTCCCGAGCCCTGTTGCGTGATGGATAACGATAATATAGGTTTGGCTTTACTTCCTCCTGGGGTATTAAACTCGGACCAACCATTCTTAAATTTTTTATATGTAGTATCTTCGGTCTCAGGACCGGCCAGCGGGCGAATACTACCGCCCTCGGCCTCCAGTGCCTCCTCACGCGCAATGTCTTCGGGACTGGTGTAGCGCACGACGGCGCGTGGGGTAAACTTCTGGTGATTAGGCCAGCCTTCTAATCTAAAAAGAAACTGATCAGAATTTTTGTAGATTTTATCACCTGTTTCATCCTCCAACGAGGTATCCCTTGTGCTCTCGTTTATGGTCCCAGTGTATCCACCAAAAATATATTTTTTACCTTCACTATTTTCAGTTTTAATAATGATAACTGCTTTATCATATTTATCACATCGTGAATGAAACTCTTGGTAAGAATTAACATCTCCATTAGGTGTACTGTAAGCAAGTTCCCATCTTCCTGATTGGAACATCCACGAATTGGAGTCCCCTTCTTGAGGAGGATCCGGTTGGGCGTCATTAATCCAAGTATTGAGGTTTTCGAGTTTTTCTATTTTTTCTTCTGAAGATAAGTAATTTAATATTTTCCCTCCATTAAAATAATAATTAGGTGCACCGGTACAAATTGGATCAGAACTTATACAATCAAAACTACATACTGAACCATGGGGTACACTGGTAAGTCCACTACATTCACCGGACCATACATGTCCAACCATTTTATTTAATTCGTCATTAAGGAGACACGCATTTAAATTTACATCACAAGTATGGCTTCGTTTACCGTCCGTGCCCCGCTCCGAAGCCAACGTCGGGACAGGACGGTAATCAAAATCCCTTGAAATACCATATAATGTCCCAAAACCACCCCGAAAGGAACCGTCGTCCTCGAATCTCCCCTCCACTGTACCTTGTGTAACTACATCCCAGCCTGAACATAAACACACATATCCATTATCTTTCCAGAAATTCTCGGAATAGATATTGGTACCCGGCGTACCCGTGTATCCGTAGCGCTCCCGCTCCGGGTTCGGCCAATTTATGTCACTTCCATCTCCGTCGTAACATCTCCCATTGCCACACCGATTAGGGAATCGTACACAAGGAGTTTGCCGAAAACAACTTGGAATGATCGGACTAATAGGATTTTCAGGAGGACTTCCGCCGTAGTGCGTGCGGCGGTACTCACGTCTGAGTTCCTCTCCACGCATTGGATCCCTTAATCTCCAGCTCCCATCTTCACAAGAATAATAAGTAGTTTCTTCTATAATCCCTATATTACAATTAGGGATACAAATATCCCCGTCATCAATAATATCTGATTTTTGAACAGGTTGAAGATTATCTTGTGAGTCCCAACCTATCAACCGTCCACATTTATATCCGGAAGAACCACTAACATTATCTTCTAACTCGCTTACAATACAACCTCTTGTTGGTCGAGTTTGACATAAGTCCCCGGTCCAACACCTTGATCTCCTAAATTCATCTATTGAAGATGGTATCTTTTCTCCTTCAGGGATGGATGCCAACCATTCTTCTTCTCTATAACTACAAGTGTAATTATTCCAAGGTGGTCCGGCAGTGGCATTCATGTCTAAGCATTCACATAACTCATTATCTGGATTCCAACGACCATGTAGACAATCTTTAATATTACATCTTTCCCCTGTCCATCCATTATCACAAATACACACTCCACAAGATTCATCCTCCTCTTCATTAGTTTCTACTTGATATCCATTTTGACAGTACCCATTATACCATCTCTTATCTCCCATATAAATACCATCTTCAACAGTCTCTACCCGTGTATCTGGATAACTACTATTAATAAATGAACACGAATTACTATTGTCACTTTCTGAATAACATGAAAATCCACTCCATACACAATTTTCTTCTAATTCTTTTTTTGTCTTTAGTTGTGCTGATTCATCATATAAAGGTATTTCATTACATTTATCTAATTCCAAAGAAAGTGGATTGTCATTTTTATTTGAGTAACATAATACATCTATTTGGCCACATAATTTATTCTCTTCACCCCCGATATCTCCCCGACCAGTTCCGTTCTTATTAAAGCGTCTATTATCACTAATTCCACATAGACCATCTATCGTTGGTGGAGACCAGCTACATCTATCTTGCTTGAAAGACGTGTCAAGGCAATCAGATTCCGACTTGTGCTGACTACAGCTATATCCTGAATTCATCTGCACGCCAGTGTCATCGTTAATTTTTGGAACGCACACACCCGACTTGTTCCATCGATCTTGAATAGAAGATAATAGTTTATTAGCTTCGTACTGATTCCCATGACGTGAATTAAAGTATACTTGTGAATTTTCCGGTTCGAATTTTTCAGCTGTCCTATATTCTAAACATCCAGCAGGTAATTCAGTAGTCTGAATATGTATTACATTCGACGCAAGACGAAGGTCTTCTTTATGGTACCAGACACTTTGTCGGGTCCAAGTTGGCCGACCAGAGAGAAGAGGTAAGTCCTTACACTCCACCCGTAACCAACCGGATTTACTTCCACTCCCGCGTTCAATAATAACACCTTTACTAGATAGCTGACCGGCGACAGGCTGTCCTGCGATGGGTAAACACGCATTGCACTTTCCTCCACATTCACTAGGGTATTCGGGTGTATGTTTTAGTATAGGGTTAGGCCTTACCAGATCTCCGACAGAGAATTCGCGGGCTTGATTATCATTGAGGACCGCTTCTGATCCAGCATTGAGGCGATTAGCACGAAGGGCTTTCTCCCTTCTTATATTACGGGCGTATTTTTCACATAATTTAATATCATCATCTTTATCAGTTAATAGCCTCTCTTCTGTATTACATGGAGTAGATCTAAAATCCGAAATACTTAACGCCTTCATTTCATATTTTGGATTATACTCAATTTCTCCTTTTAATTCTTTATTAGAATCATCCCATATACTATTTAAAATTGGTTTGGTCCTCATCATAATATTTCTTTTATTTATAGCTTCGTCTTCTGGATTTGCATCAAGAGCGTCTCGCCCTTCATTATCTTTATATAGGGGTACTGGATTAGATTCTAATGAGAATGCACTACAATATCCTGGAATATCATCTTCGTGTATTAAGTCTGAACCTTTAAATTGACTACGATTTCCATTTCTAGTAATTATATATTCATAACCATAATTCCCTTCTACTATAGAAGTAATAGTTCCTTCCGTTACACTACTAGGGATAGGCGTTGATCCAGGTATGGGAGTAGGGGAAGCGTCACTATTCCATGTAACCGTTTCTCCAACTCTTAAACTTGTTTCTCCGCCCCCTAAATCTTGAAGATCATAACTACCTCTTTCCCTTGGTCTCCAGTGACATTTTACGGGTTTCCCCTTTGAGCAAGATGTATTTTCTATCTTTTCATTTATCCCTATATCGGGGTTTGGAGGAACAATAGAACAACTTTTAGATAATAAATCTTTTCCTCTATCATATTGTTTGGGACGAGGTTCACAAAAAAATAAAGTATTTGCGAGAACTCCCTGGCGGTAACCATTTGTCATCGGATCCAGAACAGAGTCAGTGACACAATTATTCAGGATGTCGGAGAAGTGCCCACTCCGCCCCATGCACGAACGCCCGCCGACTATATGATGTTTCCAATTGAAAGCACATCCAGGTTCAGCATTGCACAGATTGTTTGCCTCGATCTTGAGCATCGCGCAACTACCTCCTACCCCATCTTCCACCGAACAATCCCCTGTAAGTCCAGTTGGATCAATACCAGCTTTTTCAAATACAGAATTACATCTTGCTCTATCTTTTATTTCATCCATTGTTTCCATTTTTGAGTCTAGTAAGTTTAGACTCTTTGATACTTTTACTTCATTATATTTTAGAGTGCTAGATGAAATATTCTTATTTTGATAATCACTTGGTTTTAATGTTTTTAACCAACGTTGTTTACAGATTCTCATAGATTCTTCTTCACTTAGACCATCTAAACCAAAATTACAATCTTCATTATTATTTTCGTCAACCATATACTTTCTATCTTTTACACAATCATTGCAAGTATATTCAGAAGGCATACAACCGGTTGCACTACAATCATCACTATTTATCTTATTTTGTATGGTAGTAGTATCGACGATATTTGGAATATCCTCTTCAGTAAGAACATTTGGTTTATTTATCATATAGAGTGGACAAGTTAGTAAACTTTGAGGAGTATCACTACTACTTTTTCTTACTGTACAATTTACACCAGTGTGATAATTGTCACAATGACATTTATATTGCGAACCTATTTTTTCAGTACGGCCATTATAACAAAAGAAATTTCCATTATTGGTAAGTCTTTGAAATGTTTGATATTCATTAATAATATCCTCCCTTGGCCTCTGGACCGGTACGTTCCAAGTACCGCCATTATTCTCACACACCGCTTTATTTTTAATCAGTAGGATATGGCCCTTGCCCCCGACGTTGTATGTGTCCACTGAGCAACCATGACTTCCGCGTGGATCATCACCTGTGGAGGTGGCTGTAATGTCCTTGTAGTAATAGCGGTCTTCAGTCGCGTCGTACTCACTTGTCCATTCACCACCTCCTTCAGTTATGGACATTAGCTGTGAAAGATAATTATATTCATTAGATGTTGTATCTAAGTTTAATTGTTCAAGTTTAGTATTCTTATCATTAAGAAGGTCTAAAATATCATCATCTCCAAACTTATTTTCATTAGGATCAATCGCCCCATCTACAACTGTACATCCAATACTTCCAGTTGAGCCTGGTGGACCAGAAACCTTACCAGTAGGACAATCAGCACAACCAATATTACGGTTACCAATAGAAAATTTACCCCAAGGACATTCCTTACATTTTTTACCATCATATCTGGTAGGTATTACCATATTAAAAGAAGTAGGGATAGGTGATGCTTCCCTAATTAAATCTCCATCATTCTTCTCCACTGCATCTATTAAATCCGCGTCAGTTTTTATAATATCATCTGAATCAAAATTACCAGATCTTCTATCGCCAAATGTTTGAGATTCCGCACCCCAAAAAATAGATTCATCACGATTGTCTGTTCTTGGTATAGTACTATATTTTTCTACTATTCTTTGGGATTGATGAGTAGGGTCTGGATAATCTCTCCATCCTAAAGTACGGAATGGTACTAAACAACTATATTCTGGTGGCATTACTGCATTATATGGTTTCTGGGGGGCAACCTGAATTGTATCTATACTGTTTATATTTTCAACTGCGAATGAATTATCATGGCAACTTGATGTGCTACACAATGGACATCTATGTTCACCAACATTTATTCTTTCATTGCTAAGTCTTGATCTATCTTCTGGTGGGGCTTCGGTTTGGGGTTCGGTTTGGGCCTCCTCGATCGGCGAGAACACGATCGAGCGCGCCCTCCAGCCACCCGTCCACTCGTACCAATTGAAGCCGTCCAAGGCGGCGTGGCCGTGCGGCCTGGGAGAGCTAGTATATATGTAGGCCCAATAACTCCTGGAGTTTCGGTCACTGTCGATGACCCAGCGCGCTGGGTTAGCCAAGCTGTACAGGTACAAGTTGCTAGAGCCCGCGGCGCGGGCCTCCGCATTGACGTAGATAGGGACTCCGTTCGAAAGATCGCTAGTCGGCGTCCACACAGTGTTCAACCATTCTTGATTGAAACCGCTCGTCATCAGCTGTCCCCCATCTTCTGGTTGGGTCGTGGCGGAACTGGGTTTGGAACTGGGTTTGGAACTGGGTTTGGAACTGGATTTGGAACTGGGTTTGGAACTGGGTTTGGAACTAGATTTGGAGGGTTCCACCACGGAGACGGACGGAAACGGGAACCCTTCTACGATTGTGGAACCTTCGTTTGTGAAACCTTCGGTTGTAGGACTTTCATTTGCGAAACCGTCGATATTAGGAATTTCTGAAATATCTGTACGACGGCATAAATCGCGGTTCATAAGTATATCCTTCCCCGCATTGCGTTTGTCGGAAGAATCCTGCTCAAAATATGGTTCATATGCTTTTATATAGGCTTCAACCTGATCGGCGGAGCCGCTGGTAGAGGAGCCGAGCCTCTGTATGGGTGGAAGATTTATGTCAGAATAGCGCCCCATTCCATTATAATCGCGTTTACCTATTGTAAACTTATTTTGTAAAGTAGGACAACTATTAGCGGATTCTCCCGCAGTTAATCCATTGTAACTTGGAATATATTGATCTTTACTGCGAAGGTAGGAATGATCTACCTCGCCAGAGTATTCATTTGAGGGTATATCATATATATGATTTATATTCTCATATGGTCCTCCAATTCCCGGATACTCGAAACTCACTGGTGTTGTCCAGGATTCTGCTCCTAAATTTTTAAAACACCTTGGACCAATGATATCCTTTGATTTTTTTTTCAAAAAATTATTACACATATCTTGTTTTTCATACTGTGTACACCCTACACCATCTCCATTTAACCATACATTATCAACCACATATGAACCTTGGCCATCATCTGTTGCTGGAACGATACCATGTTCAGAATTAATCCATCGACATACTTCAGCCTTCCTATCCTTCCCCTCATTGACCGCCTCCCGCGCGCCATGCCAAACTTGCCGATCGCGTTGAAGCCACCAATCCCTTTTTTTATTTAGTTTATCAGCTTGTAAACCAAATTCATCCCTTGTTCGTGGAATACTAAGGTCTCTATCTTTATTATCTGGTTTATCATCGTATAAATCAGCGATGGTTTCTATTTGATTAACGTCTTCATTTTCAATATATTTACCGGGTCCACAAGCATTACATCTACTATTTTCCCAACTATGATATTCATCTTTAAGGTGTACATTTTCGAATACTTTTGCGCCATTATTGATACCTCTTAGTTCATAATTATAATAAATGATATCACCTTTTTCTCTTGCTGGAATACCAGGATAATTAGTGTTAACATCAATCACACTAAAAATATTATCGGTTGGATTGAAAGGGACATCACCGTGACCGGCATCTCCATACCAAAAGTCACTGACCGCAGAAGCAGTGAAGTAAGTTGTATTCGTGGTTGCGTTAGAAAATCCACACTTGAATACTCCACCAACACTATCATCTTCAAAAAATACATCTAACGTAGTATCACCATCTACAAACTTGTTTCCAATAAGACCGATTTCATCACGAAAATTTATATCCACATTATTACCTGTTGCTATTCTTAAAGTTAATCTATCATAATCAGTGTTACCTGTATTATTATCATAGTTCCACCCAAATTTCAAAGTATCTATATTATAATTCATCGTCAAGTTACCGACTTGAGTTATTTTATTAATTTCTGTTGTTATTGCTGTCATTAGAGTTGACGCATTATAATTACCTTCAGCCAGTTGAATAGTCTCTTCGTGTTGAAAAGTAGTTGAGCCTTTTCTACCTAATCCAATATCTAACATTGTATTATGACCATGGCGAAAGTTAAATATTTCTTGATTTTTTAATGGATAACTCTCAAAAGCGATTTCACTTTTCCTGTGGTCAATCTCGTCTGGATTCCATCCACAGGTCGTTGCTTCGGGATGGACATCACACGTAATTCTTTCCGGTAGATATGTTTCACCTGGAACAAACCCTGAAGATTCACTTTTTAATGCTGACCTCCACGCGGGAGAGTATCTTTTCCCAGCTATCTCCGCCCCCCAACGGCTAATGATATAATTATCACTTAGAGATCTCCAAGGGTCTGGAATCATGCGAGCTTTCTGCCGCCCTCCGCTGGTCATGGTCGTGGAGGTACTTCCACCGAGCATATAGTCCTTCTCACTCTCGAGTTCGGGCGGAGTGATATTTAAACTTTTCCCACCAAGGATATTTTGGTAATCTATAGATGCTTTTGCACATCCTCTATAAACACACGGTGAAGGACAATTCTCTTTTAATTTAGTTTCACTATTTTCGAAAATATCTGCACAATTTATTTCCTTTAATTCATCCCTCTCTCCCCGTTTATTTACCCATCTAGGATTCCCTGTAGAACCCTGTAAACTTATGAATTTATCTGATCCCTGGAACTTCCCCGTACAAGTTGGTGCTTGATCACCAACACCTGTACATAATGGTATATTAAGTTCTTCACCAGGTTCACACTGGTCTACGACCGTGCGTCCGGAAGTAAGTTTAAGTAATGGTTTTTTACTATCACTATTATGTGGATCATATTTATTAATATCATAAAAACCACTTTGATTGGACATTATAATATAATATAATATAATATAATATAAAAAGATAAAATATATAAAAGATAAAATTATTTGTTTTCTTTGTTATCATCTTTATCCCTTACCATTTCCTTTTCCTCACTTTTAACTTCTCTAATAAAATCTCGAGGTTCATATTGTTCATCGTATGGGATTTTATAAAATGATAAAGGAACCTTCATTCTTGAAATGCTTTTCATATATTTAGGTTCTAAGATTCTTTTTAACATAATAATCTCTATAATATAATTAATATTTTATGTTTAAATTAATTATTTTTTTGTAAGCTTCTTTATTTTGTCTTCCAATTCATTTATTTTATTCCGTTGTTCAATAATACGTTTTCTATATTTTCTTAATATTTCTTTATCATTTTCATTCAATTCTTCTTTAAATTCAGTTTTTATTGTATTATCACCTCCAAATGTATCATAAACCTTTAATTCAGGATATTCCATTTACTATTTAAAATATTTTTATTTAATACTATTAAACATGGAGAATACACGTAAGTTTATTGCTTCATCAAACTTATTTTCTGATTTTACAGTTAATATATCTTTAGAAAATGTTACTACAATGGATGAAATAATAGAAGTTTTTACAAATGAATTAAAAAAAATACTTAAAAAAAATAATTTTACGATGTTAATTAAAAAATTAAATGAATCCCATTTCCATATTCATTCATATACAATAGAAGATATATTGAAATCAGAAAGTGAAGACATATTCTATATTTGCGACCATCAATAAAATCTAATTTTATTTAATTCGTTCATTAATTCAGTGGCGGTCGGCCTTTTTTCTTCTTCTAAATGGATAACTCTCTTTAATAATTTACCAAGTTCATTTTCTTTTTTAATTATTTTTTCTAAACTAATTAATACTTCATTTCTACAACTATCAAAGTCCTCACCATCATACCATATTTCACCAGTCCATACCTCAATCATAGTAACACCAATAGAATAAATATCTGATGCATAGGACAATCGGCGTTCTTCTTGTTCAGGTGCCCTGTATCCAATTGTACCTGAAATATATTCCATTGAATCTTTATTACTATCTTTATTCATATAAGACATACCAAAATCTATTAAAATAATTTTCTGTTTCTTAATATTATTATGTAGAACTAAGTTAGATGTTTTAATATCTCCGTGTATAATTCCATATGAATGTAATTCATTGATTGCTTTAGCAAGAGACTTAATTATCTTCTTTTTTTGTACTTTTGAAAGTGTATAGATCCAATATCTATTCTCACCTTTATTATAATAAAGATAATCATCAATATCGGGTGAGGGTTTTAACGACCCATTAATCTTGTAAGAAGCTGTCCATTTTGCTACATTTTGAATATAATCATTTAAATCTCCATTTGAAACAAGAAGGTCCATATAAATTATAATTTGTGTATTATTAGGCTCTTTTTTATAACCAATACCGTGGACATGAATAGATTGTGATGATCTTCTTAATTGGTTAGAAATATTTAATTCATAACTTAAATCCTTGTAAAAAGTGTTTAAATTTCTTCGTGAAAATGAATTATATATTTTAATTGCGTATTTCTTACCATTATAGGTTGCTTGATAAACATTACAATTCCCACCTTCTCCAATTTTCTTACCTACTTCTGTTAAACCGAAGTTAAATATTTCAAATGGAGTATTATTAAGGAATTTTTGAAAAAACATGATGTGCTATCTACTTACAAAAAAAATTCAAATTTAGAATATATATATAAAATATCGTTGATTAATTACATTTATTCATCGTCATCGTCAGACTTTGTTGCTTCAAATACATCCTTTGCCTTCTGCCCCCATTCATCCTTCTTCTCCTGACTCAATGCCTTCCACTTATCTGCTACATAGTTAACATACTTAGGCTTTTCATCCATCTTCTTCATTGCTTCATTAAACTTCTCCTTGTTCTGTTGACCAAAGTATGTATATCCAGAAAGAGCGCGAGGCTTACCCTTCGCCTTCTTCTTCTTGACTGGATTACCTGGCGAATATTCTGGAAAATGGAACTTCATAAGTGTCTCAAGGTTTGCTTCTTCAGAACCAACCACCTTTCCATCAAATTCCTTGACCAACGCCTCAAGGAGAAGGTTTGTGAAGTTGTAGACATTCTCTGAGAACTGGTCGTTCATTCTTTTTCTTGTTTTCTTGTTTTCTTGTTTTCTTGTTTTCTTGTTTTCTTGTTTTCTTGTTTTCTTGTTTTCTTGTTTTCTTGTTTTCTTGTTTTCTTGTTTTCTTGTTTTCTTGTTTTTATTTTATCTTTTATGTTTGTATTTACTCAAATCATTTAGCCAAGTTTCAAATTTTGATTAATTATATTCTTTACATTTTTTTTTAACATTTTTGGGAGCCTTTAATTTTCTATTTTTATAAATACTATTCATACAAATAGGATATTCTATACCTTTCTTGTATTTTTTTGAATATTTTAACTTTTTAATACATTTACAATAATTTACGAATAATGCCCGAGACAATTGTTCTTTTTCTTTTTTTTTTAATCTTTTCTTTGTTAAAAGTTTTATATATTTTTTTCTTGAGACCATACGAGCATCCTTAATACTCTTTTTTTTAATTGTCTTCTTTTTATTTATCTTCTTTTTATTTGTCTTCTTTTTATTTCGTTTAATAGTTCTTTTCATATATAATAATAAAAAATATTATTATTATAAAAGATAATTTATAGTAATCAATTTAGTAATTAGTTTCATCTACTTCCCAACGAAGGTATCTTTGTTTTTCTGAGATTCTGAAAGGGTTTTCAATATCGTTGCTATATTCATAACGTTCACGTGGTTTTGTTTCCTTTTTCTTTTTCTTTTGTGGAATCTTCTTATTACGATAATACTTTCCTTCTTTTGAACTCGGGTAAGTCCTTTCACCATTCGTCCTAATATCCATTTCAATGTTTCTTTCATTAATATTAATATTATTTCCATTATAGATTTCATCCATTATTTGACGTAGAAGAGAAAGGTTACGATTTCTTTCTTCTACTTCGTTTAAGTAGTCTTTATCTGGTTGAATTACACTTTTCCAAGTAATGTCTTTCGCTAGAGAGAATGGTGATGATGACATCTTTTTTGAAGAGTTCTTTGTGTTTTCCTACAATATTCTTTTGTTGAGGATTATAGGATATCTATATTTGTGATTAATATATCATTACTATTTGCTTTCAAATTTACTTGAAAAAAGATATAATTATTTTTAAATTTGATTTTAAATTGATGATGTTAATCAAAAGTATATAGAAATGAATACTCAGATATATAATCGTATATGGTGGGGAGGGAATTACGCTATCCGGGGGAATTCAATCGAAGATATTATCCCTGATGAATTATGGTATAAGGGAGTAGGTGGTATTTCTTCAGATGGAGGACTTACATTACCATCGATTAAAGGGACGCGTTCAGGATTGAATCTTCTTTCACTACGTGACTTTCTTTATAAATATGGAAAGGAATTGAGGGATTATTATGATGAAGATTTTTATGTTGAAGGAGAGGGTGAAAATTGGATCTATGATAATTCAAAAGAAAGTGAAAGCCATATTATTATCCTATGTTTAGTTGATTTCTCAGAAGAAAAAGATCAAAAAAGACATCTTGTAACAAAAAAAGATGTAAGGAAAAGAATTAAGAAAGCCGGTTCATGTCGTCGTAAGAAGATTAAACATCGTTATAGTTATGAGAACCCAATGAATCGTATTCATGGATATGTAATCCTAAATAGGGAACATATTAAAAAGTATCCCGGGAAAAAGGTAATGTCTATTTCTGTAATATCTTCATCCCTTTTCTCTGATAAGAAAGGTATTGGCTCTGATATTATGGATATTATTATTCGGTTAGCAAAAGATTGTGAATATGATGATATAATCCTTGAAGTATCCAATGAGTATTCTTGTCAAGACCAATACGAAGAAGAAGAAGAGGAAGAAGAAGAAGAAGAAGAAGAAGGAGAAGAAGAAGAGGAAGATGGATTTTGGTATCCTACAGAAGAAGTAGTTGAAATAATTACACACGAGTTATGGAGGAAGACAATGAGGAAACCAGAAGGAGATAATCCATATTACAATATTGATAAGAATTATATTTGGGAGGAAGTAATGTATTATCTACTCTATGAAAATAAACCATTCTGTGAATGGTCGGGTATTCAACGTGTAGGTTCAGGAAGAACTAGTAATGAGAAAGGTGAAATTAAAAGTAAAATACCAGATGAACCTAAAGATGATGAATATGGAGGATTTTGGTATAAAAAGGGTAAAGAGAGCCAAAAAAGACTTCTTAATTTTTATAAAAAGTTTGGATTTGTAGAAGATCCATCTATATTCTTTGATTGGGGCTGTTATGATAAATATCCATATCCTACATTGAGATTAAATATGAATAATAAAATGGTAAAACTATAAGGAACTACCATTTCAAAGCCTAAATTTGAAAATTGTATGTTAATGATCCATAAAAATTACTATTTAAAAATCCATAAAAATGAATTGTAGTTGTTGTGGATTCTTTACAACTCTGATTTGTATTCTAGCAGTGATAGCTCTTTCTATGTAGGGCACAACAAGTTTCATTCCTTATTTTATATTTTTCTAATGATATCTTTTTTTTACATCCCATAATCAAAAATTATGTAATAATGATAACAGTTAGTTTATTTAAACGATTAATAATAAAAGGTTAATAATAATAATGAGTAAAGGATTAACAAACTTAGGGAATACTTGTTATATGAATTCAGCACTTCAATGTTTAATTCATTTACCTTATTTATTTCCCGATAATAAAATGTTTATTACGGATTGTAAAAGAAGATTTGAAGAAAATGATTTTAGTTTAATGAGGGAATGGTTTAAATTACAAAAAAATATGTGGATTGATAAGGATAAGAAGGTAATTAATACATCTTCTTTTATTAAAACCTTTATTAATCAATGTAGAAAAAAAGATATTTATTTTGAATCATTTGTGCAGAATGATGCCCAAGAATTTATAACTATATTAATTGATCTTTTTCATGAATCAATAAAACGTAAAGTAAGGATTAATGTTAGTGGGACTCCATTAACTAATTATGATTTAATGAAAATAAAGAGTATTGAATCGTGGAAGAATTTTTTTGAAGATAATTATTCATATATTATTAAACACTTCTATTCGAAATTATATTCAAAAATTTCGTGTCCCAACTGTAAATACCATACAAATAATTATGAACCAATTTCTACAATTACATTATCATTGAATACGGGTTATGATAGTATATATAATTGTTTAGATGAATTTATTCGTAAAGAGACACTTGATACTGATAATAGTTGGAAATGTGATAAATGTCACGTGAAAGTATGTCCTTTTAAGGAAATGAAGTTTTTTGAATTATCTTCGATTTTAATATTTTCAATTAAACAATTTCGTAGAGGTTTAAAAATTAATCAACATATTAATTTTCCAGAATATTTAGATATGAGAGAATATTCAATAGGAATACAAAATAATGGATATAAATATAGATTATATGGTATTTGTGTACATCAAGGGGGTTTAAATGGAGGTCATTATTATGCAATGTGTTACAATTCAAAGACAGATCAATGGTTAAAATGTAATGATACACACGTTGAAGGAACTACGATTAATAATGTTTTGAAAGAAACACCGTATTGTTTTTTTTATGTTCGTGAAAATTAATGTGTATCTATTCTTATCTTAACCCATTTTTTTTTATTTGAGAATTGTTGATTTTCCCATAGATTACCATCATGTCCCTTCATTGTTACATTCGGGGTACAATGTGCGCAGTAACCTAAACCTTCAGGACTTGGATCATTTCCTGAATAACTGGTTGAATTATCACATTTACAGGTTTTTTTTTTACGTGAATTTAATACAGTGAGTTTTTTCGTTTTCTTTAATTTTTTTACTTTTTTAATTGTTTTTTTATTTGTTTTATCTTTTTTATGATTTGTTCGATCACGAATCTGTTTTTTGTGGGTTAAGTTTTTACGTTTTGTCGCTTTCTTACGACTTAAGTTCTTTTTTTTAATTGTTCGTTGTTTAATAGTTTTCTTTTTTTTTTTATTCCCGCCTTTGTTAGTTAAGAACGAAGAAAAAGGTAGAGCTCCTGCTACTTGTAGAAAAGAGTATGGGAGAATCATATATAAATAACAAATATTTTTATTCATAATCATGATATAAATTATCTTCTTCATCTGAAGAATTCGTTATTTCATTAATATATGTAAATATAAAGTTAAATAGATCATTCGATGTTCTCTCTTTTTCATGAAGTAATAAACTACCATATGAGTATGTAATTTCCTTTAATTCTAAAAACAAATCTACAATATCATCTGAGTATTGTAGAGAATAATATTCATTGTCAATATTATTAGTATTATTTGAATAAATAAATAAATAAAAATTAATTTTTAATAATTCAATATCAATGGTTATTTCAAATCTATCTTTACTTTTAATCCAATGTAATATTCTATCGAATAGATTATCAAATACATCTTTATATGTTATATTATCCCGTGAGTTTATTTTCTTATATAACCAACTTGTAAAATTCATAGTTTAAAATAATTCAATGAAAGAAATATTATAAATCAAACTTATTCTAATTCTTTTAAGAATTTATTCATTTTTGATTTTAATTCATTCATTTCGATTGAAGTATCTAAATAAAATGTATTTTCAGGTAATTTTAAATTATCTGTTTCAGATTTATGGTTCATATTAGAGATATGGTCTTGATAATTTTCGGGGTATTTTTGTTTTAATCTTTTAATTCTTTCTTCTTTTGGAGTTGTTAGAGAAATAATCTTCCAATCACTTAAATAATTTAGTTCATTTTGAAATCTTAAATCATCAATAATACAAAAATTTTTATTTTTTGTTTGTTTCATGATATATTTTACCCAAATATCTTCATCAATTTCTCTCATTTTACTTCCAATTGCAATTAATAGAGATCTATCTTTTTTTTCCATATTGAATAATTCAATTGCATAATCCTTAATCTTTTGACCAAAAGAATGTATTGAATACCTTTGATCCGTGGATTGAATAATATTTGCGACAGTGGTTTTACCAGAACACATCGGTCCATAAATAGCTATTTTCATATGTTTATTAATTTAATAATAAAGTATATTCAAATTTATTTAAGTATTTATAAATTAATTCTCATCATCATCCTCATCCTCATCATCCTCCTCATCATCATCCTCATCATCATCATCATCTTCATTAGAACCTAGTCCAAAGAAACCTGAATTAGATCTATTATTGATTAGTATGCTTCCAATGATTAATAATATAAAGACTAATAACCATTTAACTTTTTCTCCACTTTGCGAAGCAAACCATCCCGCTCCTTCATTCATGAAATAATTCTCTCCAGCATTAACATTAAGGATAAATAAGAATAATAATGTAGTTAGTACAAATAATAGGATTACTAATTGAGATTGATAGATAGTTCTAGAAATACTATCTTTTTCCATTTCTTGTTGATTTTTTAGATATAAGAATAAGTTCGTAAATGCGTTAATAATTACTAGTAATATCCCTATTAGAATTATAAACTGAATTGATTCATCAATATCTTGTGCAGGGATATCTCCTTTATTCATCCAATCAAAAAATCCACCTGATTGTTCATACATAACGAATTTTTGTCTAATCTTGATCGATAAATAAGATAGACACAAGATATAAGAGAGTACGCAAATTAGGAAATATATTAATATATTCATAATTTGCCACCCCCCTTGTACTTCATTTCTTTCTTTCTCATCATCAAGTACTACATTTCTATTTGATAAGTATTTAACAATTATCATTATAATATAACATAAGATAGCAAATAACCATATAAGGAATGGCCTTTGTCCACTAACCCCTTTAATTTCATTACTTGAAGGGATACCTTGGATCACTTTATTTGTACTGAAACATATCGCAAATAATAATAAAGACCATTCTATTACTTTTAATAATGTACGTCCATCGAATGTATGGAGGTTACTCGCTGTAGACATTTATATTATATTATAGAAAATAATATAATAATAAATTATAGATGAAAAAGACTAATATTAGAATTGATAATTACTTTATTATTGAAGATGGTGAAAATTATTATTTAAGCACAGTAGATGAACCAATCGAGTGGAAAAAAAAGTATGATGATCTTAATAATTATAAAGATAAAAAGGTTACAAAAAAATTATTGGATTTAATGGATAAATATAGTATCCATTCAAATGTTAACTTTCTTATTCAAATGAAAGGGACACCCGAAGTTAAAAAAATTGAATTAGGAGGTGGGAGTTGACTTTTTAAAAATAAAGGTGAAGAACAAGGTGGTGGTGGTAAATGAAAATAACTATCCATAAATATGGTTATAATTTAACATATTTATCATATGAAAGATATTTATAAAACTTTTTAAATAACTTGAAACGGATAAAAACAAAATGTTAAATTTGAAAAATATATAAAGGAATTTTATAAAATAAAATAAAATGCATCTAAAAATTAAACCATCTTCCCTAGCAATCGCAAATATTTATGGAAATCATAGTACTTATCATGACGGAGATAGTGGACTTGATCTATTTATAAATGAGACAATTACTGTTCCAGCAAATGAAATTTCCTTTAAAATTGATACTGGTATTTCTTGTGAAGCATTTGAAGATAAGGGTAAGCAACAGAATATTTCTTATTTCTTGTATCCCCGTTCTTCTATGGGGGCAAAGACCCCACTAAGGTTATCAAATTCAATTGGTCTTATTGATTCAGGATATCGTGGAAATATTATTGGTATTGTCGATAATCTATCAAATGATGATTATATTGTTGAAGCTGGTACTCGTTTATTTCAATTGGTCGCACCTAATGCTGCCCCAATTACATTTCAAATAGTCAATTCATTATCAGATACTAATCGTGATTCAGGTGGTTTAGGTAGTACAGGTAATTAATTAATTAATTAATATCATTCGATGTTTCATCTACTTCTTCTTCTTCTTCTTCTTCTTCTTCTATAGTACTTTGTGAGTTGTTTTGAACAACAGTTTTGTAAACATTCGTCTCAATACTATTAAAATCTCTAAAGATCATACCAATCGCTACTAATTCTTCGGGTCTCCAATTAAATCTTGCGTTGATACTTAATAGATTATTATAGAGTGTTTTAATGAAACCATATTTAATTCTTATATCCATATCCATCATACTTTGATTGATATCAGAATCTTCCATGAATTGTCTTAATTGTTCAGGAGTATACTGGGGTTGTTCTTCCTCTTGTTCTTGTTGTTCTTCCTCCTGAGCTTGTTCTTCTTCTTTATTAATAGAGTCTATTATTTCTTGTTCTTCTTTTTTTGCGCGCTTGGATGATTTCCTTCTTCTTCTTGATTCACTCATTTTTATAATTTAATATTGATAAAAAAAATGAAGTTTAAACAAATGAATTTAAATATTTTTTAACTTATGAATGAAAAATATAAAATCCTTGATACACGCCCATTGGATAGTTTTAGTAAACAAACTTTCTCTGGTTTTAAAAAAGGCGAAGTAATTAATGCTGTACTAAAATCGATTGAAAAAAAGAAAATTGAAAATGCTTGTTATTGGACATCAGAATGTATTATTTCCGGATATTCACTAATCTTATTTGAAAAATTAATTAATTTCGCATCAAAAATGGTTCATATTAATAATCCAAAACTTCCAGGTTATTTATTAAAAAAAAATAATATTTTAATGAATCAGATTAATCGTATTGGTATTCAATCAAAAGATAAATACTTATTATTAAGGAATAGTCAGATGATACGTAATTTATTTTTTGATATAATATCTACTTTAACTACATCTTCAAAAACAAAACGATATGATAATTATCCTAAACTAAATGATGAAGACTTTGATTTTTCAAATATTCAAAAACGGTTATGTGCTCCAATGAATTTATTACCGGATAATATTATCAAATTTAATGAACCAGATGAATTAAGGGTTATAATCAATGAGATTTTTGCAATGTTAAAAAATAAACAATTTGGATATGATAAATCTTGTTATTGGATCATGTGGTTATTACGTTGGGAATCATTACATAAAAAAAAGAAAATGGCATGGAATATTGAAGCAAGGGATATTAAAGATATACCTAAAAAATATCAATCAAATATTGTTTGGATATTATGGGAAATTATTTATGAAGAAGTAAAAATTAGAAAAGATAAAAATATTTCTCAACAGATAGATTCTTTATATGAATTATTTAAATGTAATTTTACAATCGGTAAAAGATTAAGTCGTATTCCACTAATACTAAATGCAATAGGATATTTAACACATTCAATTAATTTTAATTTACCATTGAGAATGAATTATAAAATTTATATTCAAGTTCAATGTAATGTTAATAAAATGTTTTCAGAAAAAAAAGTCCACGAAAAAAAGAATGAAATACTTATCCATAAGAAACCACCTAAAAAAGAAAATATTCAAATAGAAATTGTTCAAGATAAATTAAATATTTTTAATGAAGTAGATAATATAATATCAAGCTGAACAAGATTCACAAACCTTTTCGGGTTCAATTGTAAATTGGATTGCCTTTGAACTCGGTCGTGTCCTTAGATAATACATCCCAGTTTTCAATCCCTTTTTCCATCCATAAAAATGCATTGATGATAGAACCTTAAAATTAGGAGATTCAACAAATAAATTTAGACTTTGAGATTGACAAATAAATTTCCCTCGATCAGAAGACATATCAATTATATCTTTTTGTTTTACTTCCCAGGCCGTTTTATATCTTTCTTGAATAAAATTAGGAATCTCTTTAATACCCTGTACCGAACCATCATTTAAAATGATTTTATCCTTCATATCTGAATCCCATTTACCCAATAATATCAAATCATTTACTAGATATTCATTAATAACCATAAATTCACCAGCTAAAACACGCCTTGAATAAATATTTGAAATTACCGGTTCAATACACTCAAAATTACCCAATATCTGTGAAGTAGAAGCAGTTGGCATAGGGGCCACTAACAAACTATTACGTACTCCATACTTTTTAATCTCTTTACGTAAGGTATCCCAATCATGTAATGTATTATCTACCTCTTCTCCCCATAAATCGAATTGGAGTTTCCCGTGATATAAAGGAGAGCCAATATAGGATGAATATGTACCTAAATATTCTTCTCTATCAAGCTCAATATTTAATGGTCTCATCTCATCCCTTAATTTACATAATTCTTCTATCGTAATAAATTCTTTATCATTGAAACCATTACTCGATAATTGATGTTTCCCAATTTTTAATTTTTTCATTGATTCCACTCTATCCCGTGCTATCTCCATCGAAGCTTCAAGGGAACCATAATAAATTGTTTCAAAAATATTCCTATTTATTTCTTTTGCTTCTTCAGAATCAAATGGTATCTTCATCTCATAGAAAACATTTGCTAATCCTTGAACACCCAATCCAATTGGACGGTGACGGAGATTTGACCTTTCTGTTTCTGGTATAGGATAAAAATTGTAATCAATTACCTTATTTAAATTAATGGTCAATATTTTTGAAATCTTCTTTAATTTATCATAATTATATTCGGGCCTTATATATTGAACTAATTCAGTATAACCACCTATAAATTCATTTGTATTATTATAAATCTTTGGGAAAGTAACTCCGTGTGGTTTTTCATCTGATAGAGTTATTTCTTTATAGTCTTTCAAAATATAATTAATATCCTTATTATCACATAATTTTTTCGCATATTCACAATAACAACATCCGGTTTTTGTATAAATTGTAAGGTTTAATTGACTAATGTCTTTTTCTTCTAAACATTTTGGTAAGGAAATAGAAGCAAGATTACAAACAGCTGTCTCTTCATGATTTGAATATTCAATAATCTCAGTACATAAATTAGAAGATTTTATAGTACCTAGATTATTTTGATTCGATTTCTTATTACAGGCATCTTTATACAATAGATAAGGAGTACCGGTTTCAATTTGAGAATTAAGTATGGCAAACCAAATTTTCTGAGAACTAATTGTTGCCCTACCCTTTCCTTCCTTTTCATATTTTTCATATAATTCGTTAAACTCTTGACTATGACAATCACTCAATCCAGGACATTCCTCCGGGCAGAATAATGTCCAGTCCTTGTTTTCTTTAACACGTTCCATAAATAAATCAGGTATCCATAATCCATAGAATAAATCACGAGCACGTTCTAACTCATTACCATGATTCTTCTTTAACTCTAAAAATTCAAGGATATCAGCATGCCACGGTTCTAAATAAATTGCAAATGAACCATTGCGTTTCCCCCCCCCTTGATCAATATATCTAGCGGTATCATTAAAAACTTTTAACATAGGAACAATACCATTTGAATAACCATTCGTACCATTAATAAAAGAATGATTCGCACGAATATTATGGATGTGAAGGCCAATACCACCAGAATACTTGGATATTAGAGCACAATCTTTTAAAGTATCATAGATACCATGGACAGAATCTTCCTTCATTGCTAGTAAAAAACACGATGCTAATTGTTCCCTCTTTGTTCCAGCATTAAATAATGTGGGAGTTGCGTGAATGAAATCTTTATTAGAAATATGATGGTAGGTTTCAAATGCTTTCTCAAGGTTATCACGGTGAATACATAATGCCACCCTCATAAATAAGTATTGTGGCCTTTCAATAATTATATTATCCACACGAAGTAAATAACTTTTTTCAAGCGTCTTGAAACCAAAGAAATCTATCTCATAATCTTTAGAATGATCGATCTCACTATTAATACGCTCAGTATTCTTATCAACTAAATCATATAGATATTGATCAATAATATCATTCTCATATAAATCATTAATTGAAGTTGAAAAAGTAGAATAAGTACTCTTATGATGATTTGAAATCATAATACGACTTGCTAATATAGCATACTCAGGGTTCTTAGAATAAAGGGAAATAGCAATTTGTGAAGATAATTCATCTAACTCGGTTGTTTTTACATTTTCATATATCTCATTACAAACTTTCTGAGCAATAACTGTTGGATCAATTTTTAATTTTTTATTAAATTCATCACTTGAACATAATGATTGAATCCTTCGTAAAATTTTATCAAATGAAACATCTTCATAAGAACCATTCCTTTTCTGAACACGCATAATTATATATATATATAATTAGTAAAATATATTTTAAATACTTTATTCAAGGTATTTTTTACACATTACTTCGAGTAATTGAATTTTTTTCATAGATAATACAATACCCATATCTTCTAAAGTATATTTATATCCCTTATTAATTAATTGAATAATTTGATTATCATCAATTGAGTTTGAAAGACAATATTTAATTAATGGTGAATCAAAATTGATCATATGGATATGATTATCAATAATAGTTGAAATAAATTCTTTTGTTTTAGATTTCTTAGAACGGAAAAATAATTCATTAAAATCTAGTAATTGAGTCATAAAACGATCTTCAGAAAATAAGTAATTTAATATTTCTTTATTATTTGATTCAATACATTGAATAATTAATTGTTTTTCTTCTTTATATTTTTTATGATAACAAAATTTAAAAATATCATTATATCCTTGTGAAATAAAAGCATTTAATATCTTAATTGTAACCACAATCTTATCGGTTTGAATCAAATAAAAAAATATATCCTCACAATTAGCAATCCGGAATAAAATATTAATTATCCTATCTTGAATATTATTCTTAATAAAATTATATTTATAAACTATTAGATAAGAAAATAACTTTTTATAATTATATTTGATTGATATATCTAATAATCCAATTATATTATCATTAGAATTTGATTTTTCTAATAATAAGTTTATGATATTTACACGATTATGTATTCCAGCAATAATAACTGGATCCCTACTCTCAGTAAAAGTAAAAATATTATCTGCTATATCTGTATGAATATAAAAACGATTGAATAATACTTTAAAAAAATGTTCATAGCGTATCCCTTCTTTTATTACATCATAACGACCCGCTTGAATCAAGTTTTTTATACTATTTAATGAAAAATACGTTTGATTTTCTAATAACCACTTAAAATCGAAACAAGGTACCTCTTTTTTTAAACAAATTGAATTTATTTCCTTTTCATATTCAATTCTCTCAGAATATAAACCTTTAATTGAATAGATTATCTTACGGTACTGTTTATTGATATTCCGTAACATTAAAAATGATATTGGATTAATATTTATTCTATTTAGCATATAATATATAACATCATTTGGTAATTTATCAATCATAAATGTTATATATAAATTTGATTTAAATTTTAAATATAAATATAAGAAAATGGATACTTGTGATAAGGTAAGTATTATTATCCGTATGCAGAATATCAATCTATTAAAATATATCGCATGGTGCGAAGAATGGGATTATATAGAATTATGTAGAAAATATATTCGTTAATATATTAAATATTGACTATATTATAAATGTCTAAGAGGAATAAAAATAGAACAGTCAAAAGAAATAAAAATAGAACAGTGAAAAGAAAAAAAAATAGAACAGTCAAAAGAAATAAAAATAGAACGGTAAAAAGAAAAAGATACAATCAAAAAGGTAAAGGATTCTTTAGTAAAAAGAAAAAAAGTCTAAGCCAAAAAAGTAATCAATTCAGAGAAGGTCTAAACCAAAAAAGTAATCAATTCAGACAAGGTATAAACCAAAAGAAAAAAAGTCTAAGCCAAAAAAGTAATCAATTCAGACAAGGTATAAACCAAAAGAAAAAAAGTCTAAGCCAAAAAAGTAATCAATTCAGACAAGGTCTAAGCCAAAAGAAAAAAAGTCTAAGCCAAGGAGTTAAAAAAACAAAAGGCTCATTAAATAGAGGGGCCAAAGATTTTGTTCACAATATTACTGATAATAACTATATTAATAGACAATTAATTGGTGATATTGGTACAGCCATCACAGCCGGTGTATCATCAGCATCGGATACAGTATCAAATGCAACTAATGCTATATCGAATATAAGTTTACCTGATGTAAGTTTACCCGATCTAAGTATCGACATTGATTTTTAATTTATAATAATTCCATACGACATAATGGACACGATTTTTTAGTTGATAACCAATCAGTAATACACTCTTTATGGAAATAATGATTACATACAAATTGTATTAATATTTGATCTTTTTTATATTCTTCCAAACATATTGAACAATATTTATCACGAAATTCATCATTATATTTTATTTTTTTTTTTATTTTTACCCTCTTCATTATTGGTTGATTTACTTCATTTTCTTTACCCATAACCATACGACAAAAACAATTAATAATGAACCACGAAAAAAATATAATCACCATTGGTGTAATAGGTACTACTGCTAATGTATCGGTATTATTATATGAATTATCATAATTATTATATCCATCATATCCACCATCATCATAATGGCGTTCCATTATATTGTCCCTATATTATAATATATTATAATAAACTTTCCTTAAAATAGTTATATAAAGAATATATCATCTAATTTAATATAATTAATATTAAATATGGATAATAACAACCATCATACAAAAAAATATATCGATTTTCATGAAAAATATAAAGAAAAATATGGAGAAAATACAATCGTATTAATGCAAACCGGGAGTCATTTTAATATTTTTGCGGTTATTAATGATGAAGTTAATCTAGGACCAGATATCTATCATATCTGTCAAAATGTACTTAATAATTCACTTTTAGTTACAAAACAAAACAAAAAAGTCCCCGAAATCTCAATAAAAAATTGCCTTCTCGCAGGTTTTCCATTATGTGCGATCCAAAAATATGAGACAATCCTTCTCAATAATAACTATACAGTAGTTGTCGTTGAACAAATTACACCACCACCAAATCCCGAAAGGGGAGTTACAAGGATTGTTTCACCAGGAACATCTATTGAAAATTATAATAAACAAGATAACCACTACCTAATGTCTATATATATTGAAAAGAATCAATATATGATGAAAGATAGTTATATTACAGGTCTATCAGTGATTGATTTATCTACGGGTAATAATTATCTACATTATATAATTAGTAAATTAGAAAACAATCATTCATGGATTGATGAGATTGGAAGATATATCCATTTTTATAATCCCTCAGAAATCTTATTTCATTTGAAAGGATTTATTCTATCTCAAGATGATATTATTCAACAATGGGATATCTATCATAACTCAATACAAATTAATCACTATAATGATAAGACTCTACTAAAAACAGATTATCAAAATGAATTTCTAAATAAAATATTCACATTGAACTGTATTATGTCTCCAATAGAACACTTTGATCTTGAAATGAAATCAGAATTAGTAATTTCATATATCTATTTATTAAAGTATATTCAAGACCATAGAGCAGATACATTAAATAATATTGAAAAACCAGAAGTTATTAGTGATAATAAATGTTTGTGTATTACCTCAAACTCAATAAGACAACTGAATGTAATTAATAATTACTCATATTATAAAGGTAAAAATGAATCATTACTTTCCGTATGTAATCTATGTGTAACTCCTATGGGTAAAAGACTTTTTAAAGAGAGGCTATTATATCCATTAATTGATACCGAATTAATTAATCAAAGATACGATTTTATTGATTTATTCAGAAAAGACGACTTCTATAAAACAATACATTTAAACCTAAAAAAAGTTTCTGACTTAGAAAAATCATTAAGGAAAATGGGATTAAAATTATTAGAACCATCTGAATTTTTTTCTGATTCATTATCATTTGAATATATTAATAAATTATTAGATACTCTAGAAAATGAAAGAAATATTATACAAAAATATGGAATAGAAAAGACAAAGTTAATTGATTCATTCAAAAACTTCTATAATGAAGTAAATAATACATTTATCTTTCATAACTTATCTCAATCGGGTAATCTAGAAAAATCTATCCTACAAAAAGGAATATACACTGAATTAGATAATTATGATAACCTAAATGATGAATATCATACAAGGCTTATGTATATTGGTAAAAGGTTATCTTCACTATTAGATAATTCAGAAAATAGTATTAAACTTGATTATGATGAAAAAAATGGTTGGTACTTCTTTTGTACAAATAAAAGAGCATTAACATTCAAAGAAAGATTAACAAACCTTAATGGAAATGAATTCCATGTCCGTAATGGAGAAAATAAAATAATTTACTCATTCAAGAGGGAACAATTCGGTTTCAGGAAAAAGGATAGTTCAAGTACAATAATAAGTTTTGAGACTTGTAATGAAATATCAAAAAAATTAATAACCATTCAAGATAAAATTAAAAACTTAAATAAAAAACAATGGGATATAAATATTGAAATTATATTCAAAAAATATAGTAGAAATCTAAAACAATTCTATCTATTCTTATCTGAAATTGATGTATTCTGTGCCGGCGCAAAATGCTCAATACAAAATGGATATAGCCGTCCAACAATAGTTCAAAAAGAAAAAGGTTTCCTCGATGTTAAAGATATACGCCATCCAATTGTTGAAAAGATACATACTGATACAGAATATATAACAAATGATATCGAATTAGGTACTGTAAAAGATGGAATACTATTATTTGGAACAAATGCTTGTGGTAAATCAACATTTATGAAAGCAGTTGGACTAAATATCATTATGGCACAAGCAGGATTATTTGTAGCTGCATCATCATTTCATTATAAACCATATACACAAATATTTACAAGGATATTAAATAATGATAATATATTCCGTTCACAATCATCATTCGCGGTTGAAATTCAAGAACTAAAAAGTATCCTTAATTGTTCAGATAAAAACTCCCTCATCTTAGGTGATGAACTATGCTCAGGTACAGAGAGTATATCAGCATTATCAATTATTTGTTCGGGATTAGATATATTATGTAAACGGGGTTCCTCATTTATATTTACTTCTCATCTCCATGAACTAACAAAATTATCCGAAGTAAAAGAACTTAAAAATCTTGAAATATATCATCTTAAAATTCAATATGATAAAGAAAAAGATATTCTAATATATGATAGAAAATTAGAAAAAGGTTCGGGTCCATCAATTTATGGTCTTAAAGTATGTGAAGCAATGGGACTATCAAATGAATTTATATCATTTGCAAAAAAAATTCAAAATAAATTAGAAAAAGTAGACGATTCACAAAAAATCTCACAATATAATACAAATGTATTTATGGATGAATGTAAAATATGTTCTTCAAAAGAAGAGTTAGAAACCCATCATATTAAAGACCAACAATATGCGGATAAAAATAATATGATTGGAGGTCATCATAAAAATATAAAACATAATTTAGTTCCTCTTTGTAAAAAATGCCATTTAAAAGTCACAAATAAAGAAATTATTGTCGATGGTTGGACAGAAACAACTAAAGGAAGGCAACTAAATTGGTATACTTCAGATAAAAAAAATAGTTCAAAGAAAAAATTTAATGATACAGAAGTTAAGAATATTATTCAATTAAGGAATCAATACAATTCATTATCACAAAAAGATTTTATTAAACAAATTGAAATCAAACAAAATATTAAAATAAGCTCATCTACACTTAAAAAAATAATTGATAATATTTATTAATATGTGGGTAACATGTCATAATTGTAATGGTGATGGATTTAAAATAAATAATTATACAATAAAAGGACAAAATAGAAGAAACAACTTCATACCGATAAAGAAGATCCCTTGTAATATTTGTAATCCAAGAAGATATATAATTGACACTATCATGTTAGGTCAAATATGGGTAAACGATAACTATTTTCCAATTACTCCACCAAATTCACCTTAAATTATTTCCTCCCCTTCTTCTTCTTTGTTCTCTTTTTTTTACTTCTTTTCCCCTTTCGTGGGGATTTTTTAGATTTACGCCTACCGCCTTTAATTCCTGCCCTGTCTGTATCAAGAGGGGGTACACCCCTTCTCTCTTGTAACATAAATTCTTTTAATAACTTTTCTCTAACTATTTCCTTCAAACGAATCAAAACACCTTGATCGTCAGTTAACGTATCTAATACATCGAAAATCTCATTTATAATAGTTGTATCATAATATTCTTTAGCTATCGTATATTCAGGATCACTTTTAAGTACAGCTAAAAAATCATCTTTCGCTAATTGATATTCTTTCTTTCCTAAATAATTTGCTCCACGGTCAATTAATGCTTCATTTCTTTCTTCTTCGGTTGTAGCTAATTGTAATTCCTCATCGGGTGTATGGATTCTAGGTTTTGACATATATATATAATATATATAAAAGATTTTTGAGTATAAATAATAAATTTGAAATTTTATTATTTATTTTAATTAATTATTATTCAATGGATTTCTCAAAAGATAAAAATAGTAATACCTGTTTCTCTTATCAATGTGGATTATGTTCCAAGTGCGTAGGAGGGAAAAGTCGTTATTATTATCCAGGTTATACAGATAATATTGATATATCACCTAAAGAAACTAATTGGGAAAAGTATCAAAAAATGATCAAAGTAAGTCGACAATCATTATTTAAACGTGAAATTAAATTAATACTTTAAAGTCCTGTAGTAAAATGATTTAAAATTGACCATAAAAAAAAATATATTATTTATCTACCTATATTTCCATCAATGGCAACGCCAGCTTGCACTCGCGAGTTTACCCCACGTTTACACCAATGATGTCAAGAGTCACAGGGGCCTTTCGGCGCTCATGGAAAAGCCTGATCATCCATCATAAATGGATGATTAGCCCTGTGTCCCAGACTATACTCTGGTATTGAGACAGACTCAATTGTCATGTCTACACCAGAGAACGCACATATTGCTCATCTGGGGGAATAGAATCTCTTGAAGGTCGTGGCTAGGGACCCGAAATTACTAACTACTACCTAACTACCTACCTAACTAATTAAATCACTAACTAATTATCCTAAGTCATAACTATTACTACTATTATTATCATAGGGATAAGCCCCATATCGATGTATTCTTACTATACCTTTATATATTTTTTTTCAAATTTTAGGCAAAGAAATGATTAATGTTGATTATTTAATTCTCCTTAATATTCATAATTAAACTTTCGTTTCCATCTATTTCTATTTTCTCTACGAATATATAAGGTTTATCCAAGCTCTGTTCTTCTTCATCTTCTTCATCTTCTTCGGAGGATTCATCGTCTGAACGTTCAGCTTCTTCATCGTCATCAATAACCCGGAAATCTTCAAAGGCATCTTGAATATACTCGATTCTCCACTCATAGACGTCGGGGTTGCCCCCGGAGAAGAATGTTTTACTCCTTTCAGTATCTCCAAACATAAGATTAACTGTACTTATCTTTTCACTGTTTTCCATTTCTTCTGGTGGGGGAGGACCATTGTGGTAGTGAAGTAGTTCAAATTCGGGCATGTTGGTAGTCCAACAAGGACGTTTAATGAATCCTTTTCTAAAATAACGAATCGATTTAAGAAGGGTACGAGACCTTCTCCACATTCCACCATCAAACGGAAGAGTACAAGTAATTGGGACAGATGCATTCATCGCATGATATTTTCTCTTTTGACTCAGTTCTGCTATCCGTTTCCATCTTTCTTGTTGGTTTGTTCTAAGAGATATATGCCATTCTCTTGCTTCTTCTTCAATCACATCCCTTCGTAGAGGTTTAAGGAACTTTAAAAAGTGAATGACTAGTTCCGGGTCTTTTAGGAATTTTATAAGACCAATGGAAACAAGTCCATTCCATGAGATCATCTTTATTAGGTCCAATGATTTGGTTAGTTTATAAGTTCTTTTAATTAGAGAATCAAATTTTGAAAAACTATACGAGTTCATAAAAAAAGGTGTAGTCCCCCACAAACGCCAGCGACTCAGTCCTGGATCCCCGCATTCAAGAATTCTTTGTGACTGCTCGTGTTCTTCAAAGAAAGATTGAGTTTCGGAGTTCGCCGAGAACCTTGGCCCCGGAGTTCATTCCCCGGTTTAATATGGAGGTGTGAGCATGTGCAAGGACCCCTGCCACCCCTGTGAGGGGCGAGCTGCCAGGGCACATATGCGAGCACAAATTTCTGGAACGCTTCCACCGCTTCAATGCCGTTTCTTCTCACTCAGGACTAAGCTAACTGCCCCACACCCTTAGAGTATCTCTCCAAAACTAATTTCAAATTTTGGCCCTCTTTACAATGACATCTTTTATTTCAATCTGTCCAGGCAAAAAAACGCAATCTGTCCAGGCAAAAAACGCAATCTGTCCAGGCAAAAAAACGCAATCTGTCCAGGCAAAAAAACGCAATCTGCCCAGGCAAAAAAACGCAATCTGCCCAGGCAAAAAAACGCAATCTGCCCAGGCAAAAAAACGCAATCTGCCCAGGCAAAAAAACGCAATCTGCCCAGGCAAAAAAACGCAATCTGCCCAGGCAAAAAAACACAATCTGCCCAGGCAAAAAAACGCAATCTGCCCAGGCAAAAAAACGCAATAAATGAGTATGTAATAAACCCCGCCAAGAGCAAATTTGAAAGAATGCTGAGAAGAACTCTGGTAATAAAATATCCTAAACCACCCTCAAGAACAAAGGAAGTTCTTTACAATAAACCCACCCAACGACCTCAGAACCCAACCATGGCTGACTTTCAGGTACTCTTCGAGGTGCTCGTCAAGAAGTCTTTCATCCAGGAAGAGGATGTGGAGAAGATCCTCGGAGATGAAGACCTCAAGGAATTCTTCGAGAAGAAGGCCTCCAAGAAGAAGAGCTCTCAAGAAAGACAGTGCCAGGAGATCAATCTTGAGAAGTGCCATGCTCGGATCTGGAAGGACGGATACGATAACATCCAGTGTTCTGCTTCAAATAACGGTTCGGGATGTTTCTGTAACCGCCACCAAAAGAAGGTTGATGAAATCGGATCGTGGTGGCTGGGAAAGATCCAAGACCCTCGCCCTGAGGAACCAGTCCATCCTACGAATGGGGTGGTCCACCAGTGGAACACGGATGAGAACGGTGAACCAATCGTGAAGGCTAAGAAGGCTAAGAAGTCTTCGGGTGAAAGCGGGGGGAAGCGAGGTCGCCCGAAGGGTTCAAAGAACAAGAAGAAGAAGATTGATGTTGATACTCTTGACCTTGATGAACTCCGCAAGATTGTGGCAGAACGTGAAGTGAAGGAAGTTGAGGAAGTGGAGGAGAAGGAGGAGAAGAAGGAAGTTGAGGAAGTGGAGGAGAAGAAGGAGGAGAAGAAGGAGGAGGAGAAGGAAGAGGAGAAGGAAGAGGAGAAGGAAGAGGATAAGGAAGAGGAAGATGAGGGTACTTATATCCTTGATGGTGTTAAGTATATGAAGGATGATGAAGGAGATATTATGGATGAGGAAGATTTCTCAAGGATCGGAACCATTGGTGAAGATGGGAATGTTGTGTTTGATAGTGAAGGAGAGAAGAAGCATAAGGAGAATGTTTCTAATCTGTAAAGGAAAACCA